AGTTAATAGTACATTCACAATAATGGTTTTAAAGACTTTTGTTTCGGCGATATTTTAATCGCTTCGTCGCGAGACGATTTTTCTACACTTAGAAGTCTATTTTTCATAAGGTTATAATTTAAATTGTTAAACAAACATGTTTCAAGCGTGAAACGAAACCTGCGGTCGTCGCGAGGTGGTCGCAGGGTTTTCAAAAAACGCGGAGTGGTGCAAAGGTAAGCACGTGTGGGTCAGATTTCTTTCATAGGGTTAAATACATCGCTCATAATTAGTCAGTCATAAGTTAAATAAGCAGTTCATCCCACAAGATGCAGGTGTCGTAACCGCCTCCGCGACTTTAATTTGTTGTTATTGTTTTTGGTGGAAAACAGTTTGTAGTTGATTTAAGTTATTATTTGATAAAATTCCCCCGCAAATCTGCGAAGACAAGCGGGTTTAACAAGGTCGGAACGCACGATTAGAAGTGCTGAGAACTACGGATAGGGCACAGTTGTCTGTTTTTAAGCTTTAAATATTCTGGATGATGCCATTTGCTGAATAAATTCCTAATGCCCGAGCCTCGGAAAGTTCTTGCGGGTCGCACCGCTTCCGACCACAAAGTAAAGACGTTCTTTGATTTGTTGACACACAGAAGAAAAGCATATAGGACGACGCGAGACTAACAATCCAAGACCGCCGCCCGAGGATGCTGAGTAACGAAAGACCTGCTAAAGCGTCTCCTGAGGTAGCGAAAGCCGTGCAACGGATAGAATGAACCATGCCGGACTCTGAATTGCCGGCACAGGTAAAGCGAAAAGGAACGCAGTAGGCTGCGCAATCGAATTGCGCAAGACGACGCGCCGGAAAAGGTCTATAAAGGTGCGGAAAACAATAGGCAGAGACTTTATTTAGTGTTTGTCATATTATATAAAAGAGGAGAGTGCGCGATTGGTAAGGCGAAGTCCTCGGAACTTTATACGAGTTCCGGGATTATGATACTGGTTCGATTCCAGTCTCTCCTCCTGCTTTCTAATTCTTTTTTAATATTGGTTAGTGAATATTATTCAAAGAGTAGTTGTGCGTGCCGTTCGTGAGGATAGCACACATTATTTTTTTTAACTAAAAAGAAACGAACGTGAAGCAAACGAACATCTACAGCCACAAGGGATGGCTAAAAGACATAACAATTCGGGAATACCCGTATTCTTCTGCCGGGGAGATAGCCACAAGACACGGCGTTTGCAGCGGCAGCGTCTGGTACTGGGTTAAAAAACTGAACCTCCAGCAGACGGACGAGACGAAAGCCCGAATACTCAAAAAGGCACGGGGTTGTATCGCAAACACAATCAAGACAAATCCCGAGGCCAAACGAAAAAGCATGGAAACAAAAAAGCGCACATGGATGATGGAGCGGTTTCGTGTAATGTCGGGGATGCCTCAGAAAACCAAGATACGCATTGCGATGCGACCCACCAAGGCGTACAAGGCGATATGGTATCTGGTGAATATGCGCAACTACTTCCGCGACATTGAGGTAGGTGGTAGGTTCACGCTCTATTACGACGAACAAACGAAACGCTCCGGCAAGGAAGATTACTACACAAAATCCTGCGGACTGACGTTTGAGCAAGTGCAAAGTTAGTTCTTCATATATTATTTACCAACCATTAAAACCAAGCCGACAAGGACGGCTTGCGGGTGTGAGTCCCGCCCGTTTTTGGAGATTTTTGTTTTGATTACTTCGGGATTGTGTCATGGGCACCTGTAAGCCATGAACGCTGCAAGCAAGGAGTGACGGGTTCTTTTCATCTATGTTTGTAACACTCTTTAAGCCTGTCATGTACCGAACCTCTGGGAGCAAAACACACCGAGCAGGGTTGAAATCCCTGCAATCCCTCTATTTTTAAAAACGACTGAATATTATGGGAATTGTTTTTTCATCGGTCATCATAGTTCTTTTGCTCGTCGTATTCGCAGCAGTCACCCAGGCTGCGGTCGAGTACCTCGTTGACTGTGACGACAATAACACGAAAAAGGAGATGTAGCTCATGGGTAGAACAAAAGGATGTCACGACTGCATGTGGGGCAACTGGCCCGAGATGTGCAAAGACCCGAAGCGAGACCCAAAGTCAAAATATTGTTGCTGTCAGTGGGAATGGCGGCATGATTAAAAACATAAGGAATGAACATAAGCGAAGTATATGAGCGCATCCGAGAACGAGAGTCGGGCGCAAGTGCAGAATCACGTACACGAGCAGAGCTGCACATACAGAAGATAAAGGAACTCCGAGAGAAGCACAAGACGTTTATCAAGATGCCGCACACGAAAGCGTGTGACCTGGTGAAATACTGCCTTGCCATCGACAGAAACCTCGGTATTAACCGAATACATGAAAATGCGTTCGGGTTTATCTTCTTCAAGTATCAGTAACTAATTCTAAAAACATAAGGCAATGAGATCAAGAACAGCAGTGTGGTACGAGACCACGGTACGCTACGAGCGTTCAAAGGGTGGCGAAAACAATATCGCTACGGAAGCATACGCCGTGGACGCATTGAGCTTTGCAGAAGCGGAACAGAGAATTACAGAGGAGATGAAACCGTATTGCTCGGGCGAGTTTGACGTGAAGAAAATCGCAATCGCTCCGTACGCCGAGGTATTCTTCTCTGAGGACGAAGACGATGACAAGTTCTTCCGTGCAACCGTCGCGATAATTACGCTTGACGAGCGCACCGGCAAGGAGAAGAAGAACAACGTCAACTACCTCGTTCAGGCAGAGAATATCGAAACGGCACGCCGATATGTCGTAGACGCGTTTCTCAATACGGCAATAGAATACGAGATCAAGCGCCTCGTAGAAACAAAGATACTCGATGTGTTCGAGAAGTAGCATAATTATAAAAACAGCATAACAAATGGATAATACACAAGTAACGGTGCAGCAGAAAAACGCCACTCTCGGCGAGTTGATGCACTCACCTGCGGTCGTAGGCAAGCTGAATGAGGTTTGGAGCAGTCCGCAGATGGCAAACAGCTTTATGAGTTCGGTCATCAGTGTAGCTAACGGAAACCCGCAGCTTCGCAAGGCAGAACCGATGAGCATTATAGGCGCAGCAATGGTGGCTGCAACCATGCAGCTCCAGGTTATCCCTACATTGGGTCAGTGTTATATCATTCCTTACGGCAGCAAGGCGCAGTTCCAGGTTGGCTACCTCGGCTTACTTCAGCTCTGCCAGCGTAGCGGACAATTCAAGAAAATCCTTGCTGCGCCGGTACACGAAGGTGAATACATCTCGGGCGACGAGTTCGACGAGGATTATGTATTCGACAAGAAACAGCGAAAGTCCGACAAAATCGTCGGCTACATGGCAAAGTTCGAACTTCTGAACGGATTTACAAAGGTTGCATATTGGGATGTCGAACGTGTAAAGGCGCACGCTGACAAGTTCTCGCAGGCATATCGCTCGGGATATACATCTCCGTGGAAGTCCGACTTCGACGCTATGGCGCAAAAGACCGTCCTCAAGTCCATCTTGAAGTATGCTCCGAAGTCAATCGAGATGCAGAACGCCGTCACTTTCGATCAGGCCGTGGTAAACGTAAACTCGTCAGACATCCAGGACCTCGACATCGACGCATTTGCACCCGAATACATTGACAACCTCGAAAGCGAGAAGAAGGAGAACATCGCAGCCAAAGCAGCCGAAATCGCAGTAGCCAACGCTGTAAAGAAGGGAGACTAAGGCATGATTACCGATAATGTAGAACAAAGAAGTATCGCCTGGTACCGCAGTCGCTTCTCCAATTTCACAGGTTCCGAAGTTCACAATCTTATGAAGTCGGGTCGCAAGAAAGACGAGGTGTGGTCCGAAACGGCAAAGAGCTATATGTACAAGGTAGCCGCCGAGCGCATGTTCAACCCCGACTTCCTCAACGATGATGATGTGTTTGATGATTATCTCCATCAGACAAACTTCACCTCCAAGGCTATGCAGTTCGGCATTGAGCAGGAGCAGTACGCCCGAGAGACATACATCAAGCTCAACAACGATGTCGAGGTGTTCGAGGTTGCATCATGCGCACATGATACAATTCCGCACTTCGCAGCATCGCCCGACGGCATCGTAAGAGGCGCGGACTTGAAGTGTTTGGAAATCAAGTGCCCGAACATCGCAACACACATGATGTATGTGGATAAGATACACGACGGCGCATCACTGAAAGAAGTCAAGCCCGAATACTATTGGCAGACAATGGCGGAGATGGCTTGCACCGGTGCGACGGAAACGGACTTTGTTTCCTATTCGCCGTGGCTTCTGAACCCCATACACATCGTAAACATTCCACGCAACGACGAGGACATCGCGCTACTTGAAGAGCGCGTGAAGCTCGCGAACGCTTTCGTGGAAGAAGTTATCAACAAGTCAAAATCCTAAAAATTATCATGGACGTAGTAGGAAAAATCATAGCGGCTCTGCCACCAAAAAGTGGCACGTCGCAGTCAACCGGCAAGCCGTGGCAGGTCAACACCTATGTGTTGCAGACCAACGAGCAGACACCGAAGAACATCGCCTTCGATGTGTTCGGCGCGGAGCGTGTCGAACAGTACAATCTCAAAGTGGGCGATATGGTCACGGTGTCAATCGACATCGACGCTCACGAATACAACGGACGCTGGTACAACCAAATTAGAGCATGGAACGTCGTAAACCATGCTTCGGCTGGGCAGTCGGCTGCACAACCATCTCCCGCACCGCAACCAGGTACCCTGTTTCCGCAGCCACCTGCATCAGGAGCACAGCCCGCACCGTCAGCAGGAACTGACCAACTGCCCTTTTAACGTTCGCAAGTACGTTCTGTGGGCGCAAGCCAACCTAAATGCTATCATAGTAGGGTAGGGTCGTTCCCTGCCCTACAAACTAAATAAAAGTCATTGTTATGAAAAACAGAATTTCCCTCGATTTGTCAAACATGGAAGCCTTTAAGGAGCTGACCAACATACAACTTGGCGAGCTTATGAGGGCTGTATTTGCTTACGCGTCCGACGGCACGATGTTGTCCGAGGATGCCGACCAAGCCGTTCGTGTCGCGTTCGCCTTTCTGAAGGCGGACGTGGACGCGGAACGCGACTCATACAAAAGACGCTGCGAGCGCAACAAAGAGAACGCACGCAAGCGTTGGGCGAAGCGTAATAAAAGCAAAAGCACGCACAAGACAAGCGCGCCCAAAGGTGTGGCAAGTCCTGTATTGCAGGAAAAGACCGCAACGGTAGACTACGAAAGGCTCGTTGCCTACTGGAACCGCCGTGTGGACGAAACGAAGTCCTCAATGGCGAAGGTGCTCAACATCACCCCTTACCGCAAGAAGCTGATCGAGGAACGACTTGCGGAATATAACAATGACAACAAGGCATTACAGAAGGTACTTGACAAGGCTCTCGCAGACCCTTATCTCAATGGCAAAAACCCGTCAAAATGGGTTGCTGATTTCAACTGGCTGCTGAAACCCGAGAACTTCTCGCGGCTTGTAGAGAGCGGCATTACAGCTCCAAACGAACCGAAACCGCAAGCCATTAAGACCAGGATTACTGAACCCGATTTGGCAAGCGAACGCCTGGAAGCGCAACGGCACAGAGAGGAAATAGAGTTCACACGCGCTGAACAGCAACGTAACAACCTCCTCGCAGCCATCAAAGCTGCTGACAGAAACCCCAACTGCCTGCAAGCGAAGATGGCATACAACGCCTACAAGGACGGCACGCTTGCGAGGCTCGGTATAGAATGGACTCCTAAAACATCAACAAATGGCACTGAAAGACGAAATACAGAAATGGCTAAGCGAGCATCCTGACGCAACAGCCGAGGAAGCGATATGGGCAGGGGCATATATCGAAATCGACTTGTGGTGCAATAAAACAAAATAACAATGACAACAGGAATAATATTACTCGTAGCCTACGTCGCCTTTGTGGTAGGCTCGTTGGGTTATACAATAGGGTTTCTTCACGGAAACTCTGCGAAATACAACGAACATAATAAGCTTTAGCACATGAACAATGGATAAAGAAGTCTACGAAATCAAAAAGGACGGCATGACGCGAGCTGAACGTAGGGCGTACAAGCGTATGCTGGCGAAACAAAAGAAAGCAAACTCATGGAAAAAGAAGTAAGAATACCGATTTTGGGTGTAATCGAAGAAAGCGAAACCTTTACTGGGAACGAACGCTATTTTCTTGACTATTACTCACATGGAGAAGGAGTTTATCTTGTAAAGATAGGTAGCTGTTCCAGGGAGTTACGCGATGTGCGCATCCGAAACGAAAAAACACCAAATGACAGAATAAAGTGCGATTTTGGCATATTCCCTATTCGTTCGTCGGCTATTGTCGAGGAGATAAAGAAGGAGCACGAAGCAACGTTAAAGGACTATATCGAGGAGTGTTGCGTCAAGATACTAACCTCGGTAAACGCCAATCGTGACGACGTGAGAAATGTAGACGAGAAAATGAGTGTCCTCATAAAACAACTCGCCTCTGATATCACATGTCTCAAAGAAGCTCTCAATTCTATCAAGGAAGATGGCGTTGCATCCGGCAACGGAATTAGCGAAAAGACTTTGCTTGGTGCACTGGAAATTGTAACAAAAAAAGGACAATAACATGGCAAACGAAAACAGCAAACCTTATTTTCTTTTGGTGTTCGAGAAAGGTGATACCATGCCGACTATTATATCAGCAGATGTGATTGCGGAGATGTATCCATGCGCTGATAAAAAAATAGTTGATATTACAACCACGAACGGCGATATTATTCTCTTCAAGAACGTCAAGTCGTTTAAAATGGTTCCTGCCGAGGAAATTAACTTTAACATGTAACGACAAACATATAAAATACATAAAATGAAACACGTCAGAATTTATTTAACTGAAGAGTGCAACGCTTCCTGTCCGTGGTGTTTTAACAAGCATAGTAGAAATAATAGACACATGGATACCGAGAAGTGCAAACAACTGCTTGACTACTGCGCCAAAAATCAAGTAAAAAGTTTGGGCGTTTTTGGTGGAGAGCCGACTATTCATCCCGACTTTGTGGAAATATGGAATTACGCTTACCTTTTGTTTGACAAAATCACTCTATACACAAACGGCTTGAACAGGGATGTACTCTCTCAAATACCGCTTTCAGAAGATAAGGGGCTGAATGTTAATTTCCGCCACTTGGAACACATAGACCCCAAATGGCTGAAGCAATCGTCATTGGCGACAGAGGTAGTTATTGGCAGAAATGCCGATATAGACGCACTGATCGAAAAGATTAAGAGGATTTACAAGGAGGTTCAAGAGGTTGATGGAAGTGTGTTTTTCAACCTTACCCTGGACTGCACACTAAATATATTCAAACACAAAGAGGATGTGCTCCCTCAATTTGATAAAATTCTTGATTTTGCACTGACGCATCCAGATTATCAATTTGGTGTTGACCACAAGTACCCGAAATGCTGTTTACCAGAAGGCATGGCACGGAAAATACATGTATTATGTGGAAGAAACATAGATGACGATAAAGAACTGTTTCTATGCAATCCCATAGAGCGTAAAACTCCATTGATTACTGCCGACTTCAAGGCACGAACCTGTCCGCAATATGACGGTCATTCTATAGACATCTTCAAAGAGGACGGCACTATTATTCCGTTTGCGCAACTGTCAAATTTTATAGCTTTTGAAATAATAGACAGATGGCGTTCTCTAAAAGACACGTCTTGTGCCAAGTGCAAATACTTTATGTCAGAATGTAATGGTGGATGTTTTTCGTACAAGTTTAAACATTAATAAACTAACAACATATATAAAGAAAACAATCAAGGAATTTGTCGGTAGGCTGCGCGATGTGTGGGCTATCATAAGAGGACATAATCAAGTGCTCGTTCGCTTCGACGAGGACACAAGTATTCAAGAATCGTTCCGTACATCTTGTATGTATGCGGGTTATCGCTGGCTTAAAAACAATTATAATGTGGGTGTTTCCCGATTAGATATGTTTATCGACTTGCTGGACGATACGAACAGCATAATGATGCTCACAAAGGACGCTGACGGCACGCTGACTTACTGCTACGACTGCAAATCTGAAGAAGATTTTGACGACTTAATCAATATGGAGGTGAAGTAATATGGAAAGTGAGATTTACTACATCAACATGGATGGCAATATCTACTTCAAGGTTGAAGATGGCGTTGTCTGTTCGCAAGGCAAGCAGACCAGTGTATCACCCGACAAGCTCTCCGACTTTCTTGCAATAGCAAAGGAGCTTGGGTTTAGAACCGGGAAGCTATGAAAGCCGTACTGACATTAGACAATGGGGCGAAGATTGCCGCAGACATCTTGCCCCCCCGATTGGAAAAGTCCGCAGACCACGTTTCCACGACGAATATGAACGTTGGTTTGTAGAGGAGTTTAACAAGGCGCAGCCACACCTGGTTCACAAGGCAGTGAAGGCGCACATATTAAGACACTAATAATACAATAATATGGCAGAAGAAATATTTTACTGCGAGCGCCCGAGATGTAGCGTTCACAACAAAAAGACGCAGGATCTTGCATACAATTTGAAAGCTTTTAGAAATGCAGAGTTTGTGTTTAGCGAGAAGTTTACTCCAGTTATGCTTTTTGAGGTGCTTAAAAGCGTAGTCGCAGAACTCAACAGCGAGTACAGAGGTAGAGAAATAAAGGTCGAGATGACACGTTTCATAGATACCATCTCATACACTTTCAAAGACGATTCCAATAGTGACGCTTGTCTGGGCGGTTTAAGACTTACACCGATAAAGACAGTGTTCAATAGTGTTAAAGATGTATAAACCGAAGAACAATGGGAACAGCATTATTTATCCTTTGTTTTGCCTGCGTTTGTGGTATGTGGTACTTCACTGGTAGAAATTCGATATACAACAAGTTGAAGGCGGACTACCGAGAGGCGCTGAAACTTATAGGCTTACAGCAGGCAATAATTGAAGCCTACATACGTAAATACGAATCAAAAGAAACGGAGCAAGAAAATGGAGAACAAGATTAACATTGCGGAAATACTCCGCGATATGCCAAAAGGCACAAAGCTGTATTCGCCGCTGTTTGGTGAGGTGAAATTTAAAGAAGTAGTATTTGATAACACCTTCCCTATTAAGGTGTTATCAAAATTCCCGCTCTCTCCCTTTGGAAGTTTTACAGAAAACGGCTTTTATTACGCCGACATTGAAGACACAGAAGTAATGCTCCTCCCTTCTTGTGAAATGCGAGACTGGTCTAAGTTCTTTAAGCATGGCGACGTAGTACGCAACCCTCACAACGAAATGATAGCAGTCTTCGACGGCTGGGCAAATGATGATTACACAGAGTTTAACACCACAATCAACTACTACAAAGACCACACCTTTGGCGAAGAGGAAGTGTGCGACACAGAATGTTTCGTAAAGGCAAATGATGAACAAAAAACATTGTTTATCGCAGCAGCAGAGAAGCATTACGGCGGCAAGTACAACCCCGAAACGTTGCAAGTAGAGCCTGTTAAGGTTGTTGAACCTAAGTGCCCATTCAAGCCGTTTCAAAAGGTGTTGGTGAGGAATGATCGCGAGAATACATGGTGCGCTAACTATTTCTCACATTACCTGAATAACACTGATTACCATTATGCCTGTATAGACACCGCCTATCGTTATTGTGTCGCCTACGAAGGCAATGAATATCTGCTTGGTACAAACAATAGACCCGAATAATTATGAATAACAAAGAGAAAGCTACAGCAGAATCTGCTACCACAAAACCAAATGCTGATATACTGAGAAGCTGTATAGACAAAGCCTTCAGAGCTGGTGCAAAGAATTTTATATATTCTATTTGGCATGATGCGAGCAAAATGCCAAATGAGGGCAAACGAATCCTGTATATAGTACAATATGGCAATGAAATAGTGGATGTAAAAACAACTATTACCGCCTTATATGACTTCACGCCGTGGGATAAAGTTGTAAGTAATTATGGTATCACCAAGTGGTGCTATATCGACGATTTGCTGCCGGAAGGAGGTGGAAAATGAAAAACTTTAGAGTTACTCGCGGTATGCACAATGTGTACCGTCAAATGACAAGAGCCTTTTATCACGACTACGGCATCGAGATTGATATTGAAGTGCGCTATAAAGAGACAACGCTCTCGCATATGAGCTATCGTAAATTGGCAAAGTTTCGTAAATACGCCAAACGTCGGGCGCTTATGCTCGCAATGATAAGGATGTATTATAGAATGAAAAACCAACAAAAGGAGGGAAAAGATGATTAAACTTGAACTCGACCGCCACGACTTCCTTTATGCAGTTGAGGGCTTCGCAAGTGGTTCTCACCTCCGACAGCACGTTTGGCAGGAGATTGTGTATAAGTCAATTCCGCAGATGTCAGACGACGATATGGACTACTTCTGGTTCTATATGCGACGCGACATCTTCAAGCGATACTTCTACGAGCTGAACGGCAAGAAGAACACGCACTTTGGTTACGAGGACTTCATGCACGCACTCGCTGCTTTGCACAGAGGGAACCGCTATAAGATAACATTTTACAGCGAGATAGAGCACAAGCAGCTCCAAGCTCTCTGCTACCGCTTTGAAGGCGAATATCATCCGCTTTACCTCTACATCGGGGGCAAGGTAGTCGGCAAGACGAAGAAAAGCAGCGGCTTGCAATCGTTCAATGCGTCTGTTCCGAACGAGTGGATAAAGGCAGTTGCAAAGCACAAGATGCCCAAAAACGAACACGTAGAACTCGACAGAGAAGAATGGTGGAACGACTTGGAAATTTACGATAACTTTAAAATGAAACTATTATGATTGACGAAAAGGAAAAACAGGATGGAATGAAGGCTTGCTTTGACCGTAGGGTTGACGATAAGGTGGAACGTGGACTTATGCGTGACCCTCTTATTGCCTACACAAGAGGGTTTGACGATGCAATAGATTGGTTTAAAAAAGCTCTTTGGCACGAGGCAAGTGTAAAACCCGAAGACAATGCTGTTATCCTATACCAATGGCTCGATGACAGAGACGCTATGGACGTTGGTATAGATGGAGTCTTCTCGGATGTTGAATGGGCAAAGTTTGTTGCGTATAACAGAATCACTAAGTGGTGTTACATAGAGGACTTGCTGCCTAACAAATAAATATTAAGTATATGGAACAGAGATATATAGTAGGCGACTGGGTAAAATATATGGGAGTAAACCCTTCAAGATATGCGTGGGTTGACGCAGTAGAAGGGACAGATGTCTCACTCGAATCAGGCAAGGATCTGTATGACGCAAACTGTTTTGAAATAGAGCCTATCCCTTTAACTGTCGAGGTGCTAACATACAACGGATGGAAATGGAGTGACGAACACGAAGAATTTACCAATCATGGAGTAGCGATATACCCTGTGGGCAACTACTATCGCACCGATATTTTTAACATGAAAATACGGTATGTTCACGAACTCCAACATCTGCTATTCGGTTTGGGTTTGGATAATTATATGAAGATGCCAAAGAATTATATTTTACCGAAAGGAGGCGAGAAATGATTAAAGCTAAATACCGCGAGTGTAAAGCTTTTTGCTTCGCTAACAAAAAACATTGGCAGTTTTTTGCACTGCCGGCTATCGGCGTATCACGCCATGATGATTTGGTAACAGTAGGTTTTGTCTGGCTGTTTTTCTCAGTTTATCTACGAATCGCATTAAATTCCCCAAAGAATGATTAAACCAGAAGACCTAAGAATAGGCGACCTTGTAAGAGTAAACTGCGATTGCATATATCCGAAAGGCACGAAATGCGTTGTTACCGATATGAATCCCCTAACAGTCTTTGAAGACAAAAAAGGAACCGCCTGTCTAAGCGCTATCAATGATGACGATGACGGACCATGGTGGATTTGGTGCTGTAAAATTGGAGGCATACCCGTCACGTCTGAATTTCTCGAAAAGAACGGATTTAAGGAGGAGCAGCACCAAAAGGAAGGCACTTCGGAATGGTACGACTACTACCATTACGACCTCGGCATTAATATCGTGTATGAGGTCGAAGGAAATAAGTTTGCTGCCTACCTCGACGGCAAAAAGCTAAGAGAAATACAATACGCTCACGAACTCCAACATATCCTTTGGGCGTTGGGGTTGAACGCAGAACTAAAAGTATAAAAGAGATATGAAATTTGGCATTATTGATTTTATGATGGCATCGCTTCAGATAGCCTTCATCGTAATGAAACTCTGCGGAGCAATCAGTTGGTCGTGGTGGTTAGTTATGCTGCCCATTCTCTTGGTTGTAGTGTTTAACGTTCTCGTACTCCTTCTTTTCGTTTGTGCAGAGAAGTATAAGTCGCATCTACTCTTCAAGCAGTATGGCACCGACAATAAGTTGGCTATTCGCTTGAAAAAGATGCAGCAGGAAAGGGAGAATCTTATGAAGCAGAAGAATAAGTAATAACGTCTTAACGAAAATATAGAGCATGAAGAAGATTATGTTCAATGACAAGTACGGTCTCACACAGGCCGTACTCGAAGGCAGAAAAACTCAGACAAGAAGAATAGCCGATACCGCGGGAAGATTGAGGGATATTACAGTTAGGCAGGCTTTAGAAGAAGTAAACAAAGGCAGAGCATGTCTGTTTGACGAGGGAAGACCTCTCGCTCTATCCGCTTACAAACTCGGCGAAACTATAGCCATTGCGCAGAAGTACGCAGATCTGGCGTATGAAGGTGAATTTTTTCGTCTTTTAGGGAAGGTCATATTCGAGAAAGGATGCCACAACAAGATGTTTGTGAAGGCAGACTTTATGCCGCACCGCATCCGCATTACTCACATTCGTGTCGAGCGTCTGCAAGACATCAGCGAGGAAGATTGCATAGCGGAAGGCGTTTGGCGTGACGACAACGTAGAACTTGAAGGTACGACGTATTGGTACCATGGTCTTGCCAATTCCTCGTTCCGCACTCCGCAGCAAGCCTACGCCTCCCTTATCGACCGCATCTCCGGCAAGGGCACATGGGAGAGCAACCCTTGGGTATTCGTTTACGATTTTGAACTTGTAAAATAAACATTATGAACGAACAAATGAAACAGTACACTGGTACAAAGACAGTGAAGGCTATGCCTATGACAATGGGTGAAGGCTATGAGCGCAAGCTCTTGAAGAACGGCGTAAGACCGTTAGAGTGTGAAACGGATAAGGCAGGCTATCTCGTAGAGTACGAGGACGGCTATCAGTCGTGGTCGCCAGCAGATGTATTCGAGAAGGCTTACAAGCCGTCTGAAACGTTTGTCAACAGAATGCTTCTTGAACTCGAAGACCTTGAAAAACGCATGAATAAATGCGATAACTTTCTTTCTTCGGATGAGTTCAGTGCTTTAGACGCACTTTCTCGTGCTTTGTTGACTGTGCAAAGAGGGGTGATGGGGCAATATTACTTTGTCTTGGCAGACAGATTTATAAAGGCAAATAAGATGAAAGCTAAGCTGTCCAATTTTACATTCGGCACGGCAGTACTTTATCTTAAAGCAGGCATGGCTGTCCGCAGAGCTGGTTGGAATGGCAAAGGTTTATTTGTTGTCAAGCAAGTACCTGCTCGTATTTCAGCCGACATTATCCCTAACATGCAGTCACTTCCTCAGTCTGCCAAAGACATCATTATGGCACGTACTGAACCACACATCGCTTACACTAATCAGATGCTCATAATTCACCCAGACGGACATGCCGATTCTTGGGTTCCGTCTTCGAGTGATGTATTTGCAGAGGACTGGGAGTTGGTGACTGAATAATAACTCTCTCCCCAGTGACAGTGGGGAGAGAAGTTAGTAATCATAAGACAATGAATAAAGAAAAAGCTATTGAGTTAATAAAAGAGGTTAAGGATGGCCTCTTTCTTACAAAGGGTTTGTACATGGGCAAGGACGAGCACCTTATGGCATATATGGATTTGAATATGCAAAGATGTGCGCAAGCTATAAAAGAACTGGAGGATTAATAACACAGCTATGACAATAGAAGAAACAAAAGAGCGCATCGCCGTGATGCAGGCGTATGCGGACGGAAAGCAGATACAGTATTTCGAAGAATGTACAAGGAGATGGGAAGACATTACTGCCCCGAGTTGGATTCGTGGTATTCCTTACCGCGTCAAGCCCGAACCCAAATACCGCCCGTTTAAGGATGCAGACGAGTGCTGGCAGGAGATGCTGAAACACCAGCCGTTTGGGTGGGTAAGAAATAAGTTTAATCATAATGGTGTTATAGCGACAATCATTTGTTTAGATAGCAGAAAAGAATTTAGAATACACACAAACTTTAATCATGGAAATACTTCTGAAGATATGATAAATTCTTTTATTTTTGCCGACGGTGCTCCGTTCGGAGTAAAGGAGGAATAGCAATATATGTATAAAAAACTCGGAAAATTCGCCGCAACCATGACTTTATCATTATGGACGGTGGTATTACTACGTTTGATAGGATTCGAATTTTCAAAAATGACATTTTGGATATTTCTTACATTTTCATCAATCGGCATTAACTGGATAGTCGATAGGTTAGACAGTATAAACAAGAAATAAATATGAGAGAAATAAAATTCAAAGGCAAACGTCTCGATAACGGCGAATGTGTGTATGGCGACTTAACACACCTCGTAGATGGTGTGTACATAAGTACACGATAACGGATGCGACATGGCGCAGGTAGACCCTGATACGGTCGGGCAGTACACTGGACTGAAAGACAAGGAAGGCAAGGAGATATATGAGGGCGATGTTGTAGAAGTTGCTTTATTTTTATACGTTATAGCGTGGTCCGAAACATTCAGTGCTTTTCGATTGAGAGAAGATGCAACAAAGGACAGTATAGCTTCTTCTTTAGGGGCAGATTTATGCTGTTATGCTGTTGTCAAGGGCAATATTCACGACGACCAGAAAGGAGGCTAATATGCAGGACGTAAAGATAACATTTAGGGTTCGGGTGTATGACGATGAGAGCCGTGTCATAATCACAGAGCCAACAATGACAGACTCTATAAGCTTTAGCGTTTTTACGGGTATCATCAGAAAACTTGCGGACTTTCAGGAAGAATGGAACGAGGAACACAAACCCGAAAACAGAGAACAATGACACAAGAAGAGGAGAATCGGCACATAAAGAAGCTGGAAGACGCAGGGTTTGACTGCGGTAGCAGCAGGTCAATGCTCGAAACTATACAGCTCTTGAAACTCTCAAAAGGAGAAACACGGAAAATTTAATAAAAACAAGCGACAATAATGAAACAGGCAGATTATATCAGACTGACGGCACAGATTGCCGTGCTGAAAGAAATTGCCGTTGATTACAGCGGCAAGACGATAGACAACATCATACAACAGCTTGAAGCAATTAAAAAGGAGGTAGAGAATGATTAGAGTAAACGCATACCGCTGTTCGCACTGCGGAAAGCTGTTTATTACGGAAAGACGTTGCGTAAAACATGAGGAAAAGTATTGTAACAAATCTCCTTGCAATATCGCTGCTTGCTATTCGTGCAAGTGGTACAAAGAAACGGAGCAAACTACGACTATTACAAGGACTGGAGTCAATCCGCTGACAGGGTACGAATACGAATACGAAAAAGAGATCCGCATAAATTTATGCTTAAAGCATCACAACGCTAAAATGTTCAACTCGTTTCATGCGTCAGAAGAACTTATTGAGGATGCCGAGAACGGCGGCTTCCGTATCATGCCGACAATGAAAGAAGGCTGTTTGGACTATAAAAAGAAAGAAAATGAAGATTAGAAAAATAAAGAAGGAGTTTAAAAAGGGCATCCGTCCGATACGAAAAAGCAGGAGCTACAAGGTAGCGAAAAGACTGCGCAAATTGTGGGGTATCGGTCCTTTTTCTGATACGATTAGTTACTCGCAAGATATTTGGCAGGGAAAAGCCTTCCTGCCCTTGCAATTAACAATAAGGATTGGCAAAAAGCTACACAAGGCATATTTTTCGACAAATTCGCCACTTTTTAACCAGAAACATTTATTAAAAATCAAATGACAATGGAAATACTCAAAGAAATCAAAGTTCCTACAGGTGAAATCTACACCGCAAAAGGAGACAAAGGCGTGTTGGAGTTCCTGACAGTAGCCGACTACGGAAAAGACGCAAACATCAAAGCTGACTTCCTCGGCATAACAAGAGAGCTGAATGGTGTGCCGAACGGAACGCCGATGCCCTTAACCGAAAAATGGGTGATAACAATTTCTACACAGTACGGCTGTTCAATGAACTGCAAGTTCTGCGACGTGCCGAAAGTCGGACCGGGACGCAACGTAACTCTGAACGACCTGCGTCACGAGATAACAATGGCGTTAGGTATGCACCTGGAGGTTAATCACACCAAACGCCTCAATGTACACTATGCACGTATGGGCGAGCCGACATGGAACGAGGCTGTAATCGAGCACGCACGTTTCTTCTTGCGTGAGGATATTATTCCTTACATCGGAAATTCGCTTGTGCATCCTGTAGTAAGTACGATGCTTCCGAAGCGTAATCGAGGCTTAAACGACTTTATTCGTGAATGGGTTAGGGTAAAAAATCTCGACTACAGCGGAAACGCAGGCTTGCAGTTCTCCATAAACTCTACCGACGACGCACAGCGAGAATATCTGTTCTCGGGTAACGCCTTGCCATTGAGAGATATTGCAGAACTTGCTGACACTCTCGCATTTCCGTGCGGTCGCAAGTACGCTCTTAACTTCGCGCTTGCCGACGACTCTATCATTGACGGCAAGGTGCTTGCTTCGATGTTTGACCCACGCAAGTTCATGTGTAAGATTACACCACTTCACAGAACAAACAGCTGCGAAGCCAACCATATTCAGACAAGTGGAGGTTACGACTCGTTTGTGCCGTACAAGAACGTGGAAGAGGATTTGAAGGCAAACGGATTTGATGTAATCGTGTTCGTTCCGTCGTATGACGAGGACAACGGACTGATTACTTGTGGTAATGCAATCCTGTCCGGCAAGAAGCCGACATCAAGCTACAAAGAAGTGGTATTTTAATCTGATAAACAAAATGAGCAAAAAGAAAATATACATATCATCACCGATTACCGGCTACAATCTCAACGAGCGACACAAGTTCTTCGCACGGGTCGAAAACGAACTGACAATTCTCGGCTACAAGGCAGTCAATCCCATGAGCAAACCTTTATCCGACTCTGCGCCGTACACGGAACACATGAAAGAGGACTTACGCCTGCTCCTCGGCTGCGACGGCATTGTTGTACCGAACCGATGGCGTTGCTCAAAAGGCTGTGAAACGGAACGTCGTGTGGCGGACGCTTGCGGAATACCCGTCGTAGGCGGGTATAGGCGAAGCGCACGATTTGCAAATCTTAAACGCGATATAAGCATGAGCACAAGTCAGTTAATAAGCCGCACTCCGAGAAGGGCGTATATTATCGCGCCAAGTGTAAAGCATAAAGAGGAATTGCTAAGGAGCATTGACCGCTATTGCTCGCTGTATTACATCACGATGGGTTCAGCATACAATGTTGCTCAAACAGCGATGATAGATGCTTACAACGCAATTAAAGAGGACAAGAAGCTATACCGTCAGCAGACAAAGCAAAGCATCAACAAGGCTCTTGCTGCTTACAACACATGGGATGCGAAGATGCGCTTTGTCCTCGCCGACCGCTATCAGCTTTGGCTTGACCTATCCGATGCGTCGGAAGCGGAACTGAAACCGCTCGTCACAACACTCTATTACTGCATCGACAACTACTTCTTGAAGAATAAGGTGCCGAAAAGTAAGATAATCGCCCGTATGGAGACGGCAATGGTGCTGATAGATATTGCTGTAAACCTGTTCAGAAACCTGTTTGACAATATTCAGAAGAAGATAGGAATGGACTTGCGCCAGGCGTTCAACGAAGGCAACGCACTGGAGCTGCAACGCAACTGGAACAACGCCATGCAGTCCGTCATAAACGCAATACCAGGGATGCCCGACATTGACATCAACGACGATGCGGACAGCGTTCAGGCGGCGAAGAATATCGTAACGAAAATCTCGAACGAGGGTATCTACGACCGCGCAGGAGAGTATGCGTTACAGGTGAACCCCGAATATAAACCAGAGGATTACGGAGAATAGGTTAATATCAACCGCGCATGGGCAGCAGGAGTGAAATCTTGTTGTCCATGCGCGGTTTTTTGTTATTTGTCTTGCAACGTAAATGCCCGACCGTACAGCAGCATCGTAAGAATAATCAGCGTGTAGTCCGCAATCCGTGTCGTTTCTGAAATGCACAGCGTGCCGTGCCCAAGCCTTATCAGAATAACTCCTGCAAGATACAGGAACGGTATTCGCCATACCCAGCTGAATTTGAAAAGAAAACTCGCCGGCAGTAAAACGGAGGGCAGCACGATATACGCCAGTATATATAATGACACAATCAAAACGGCGTTCTCGTTCAGATCTAAACCCATTGACGCTGCGTTATGGTGAAACCAATACACGCCGGACCAGTGTAAAACCATAAGGAGTATAGGTATCGCTCTTATGCCGATTCTGTAAAACCAAAACAGCTTTTCGGCAAGCGTATTTGTCTGTATTGTTTTCATACCGCTAAATTTATCTTACGTGATTAATATATTCTTTAATTCGGCAATATCATCTGTGGTAATGGCTATACTCTTGTTGCTGCCAAACAACAAGGCAGAGATAATACCATCAGGCATATCAATAGAGATACATCCATCGCCTATTGTGCCATGAAGAACCCCAATATCAAAAGGCTTTTTCTCCATCGCTTTCAGTATTTGCATCGCGTCATCGAAAACAGATTCCGCATCAACAACCCCATTTTCATCAGCGACAAACAGGGATAGATTGTCAATTTTCTCTTCCCATTTTTCCTTGTTACGACAAACGATATTGTGCGCTGCTCGCTTCATATACACAGAAGGTATAGCAAGCGACGGATTGCCTTTTATCATGTCGTCAATTCTTGCGTCTATCCAGGTTTCTATTGACGGCGCAAGACGTTCTTTCAGTTTTTGTAAGTTCATTTCTTGTTCCCTCCCTTCTTCGTTCCTTGAACCATAGCGAGATATTCCTGCCAAGTCTTATCACTATGGTTTGTCATATAATCGTTAAGCATAGCTGATTTTTGTTCCTCTGCTTGCGCTACTTCTTTTCTCAGTCGTTGCATCAAAGATAGATGTTTCTTCAATGCTTCCTGTCCTTGCTGAGTGCTTTCAATACGAGGACGTATGATCCGCAATTCCTCGTCTTGCACTAACTTAGACACATATTGCAAGCTGTCAACGTACTCTTGATTCTGCATCAAGTAATGACGTTGTGCGCCTGTAAGATTGTCTTCAATCTTGTCAATCTCATCCCATAAAGGGGTGGAAGATTGCTGTGCTTGCATATTGATAGATGCTCGCTTCTGCTGTATTGCCTCATACATTTTCTGTAGCTCGGCATCCATCATCTGCGGCTGCTGCTGGCCTGTACCCATATCCAATAATGGGCTGTTTCCAAAATTCATCATAATCAATATCTTTAAGTTGGTGATATGTTATAGAGAGGTGAGAGGGCATCCACCAACGAGGGCAAACGCCCCTCACCAACTCATTTTTTCTTAGTCCGTCTAACCGACTTCCTTACAGCTCTGTTACGCTCCTGTAGTGGGAGTGGATGTAGCAGCACATCCGCAAAAGTTTGCGGATGGAAGAACTGTAACAGTAGGAGTGCTCTGGAGTCCGAGGACACCATCAATCTTGCGGCAGCACTTCTCGTTCACGTAAGCCATCATCAGCTTCTCCTTGTAAGGAGTGAGGGCTTCCATAATAGCAACCTTCTTGTCGAGGTCACAATACTTTGCTTGCAACGCATCGTACTGGTCTCTCTGATTCTTGTACAGACCGAAGTCCGCATCAATCTGAGACTTGTAAAGACCGAACTCAGCCTGCATTGCACGGCGGTTCTCAGCGTTGATAGCATCTGTAGCACCCTTGTACATAGAGAACTTCTCTGCGATGTCAGTCTCACGCATAGCGTAGAACTTGTTAGCGGTGTCGAGCTTTAAACCGAACATGTCGGTAAGCAGCTTCACCTCATCAGCGCATTCCTTCTCCATTACCTGCAAGGCGGTTGGCTGATTTGAGCTTGAGTTAGCTCCGTAAGTGTTGATGTTTACATTCTCAGGCATATTGCTGCCACCAAGAGAACCAAACACGCTGCGGTTGTTACCGCCAAACAACCAAGCACCAGCACCGAGTGCTGTGCCGATGATACCAAGGGTAAGACCAGCATTACCTGTTGCCTTAGAAGCATACTCATCGTGCTTCTTCCCCTCTTCGTAGATTTTCTTCTCTACTATTTTTGCATCTGTCATTTCCATAATACAATCTTTTGAAATCCCCAATATTAACTAACACTATTGTAACGTTACACCGCAAAGTTAGCGAGTTGTGACGGATAACGCCATAACTCGCTCAAAGATTTTGTATTATGCTGATAATCAGATATATAAAGTGATAGTCGGTACTATCACGTTGTAAAATATTCTTTCCAGTGTTTAAAGAATTGGAAAGAATTGAAAACAAAAAAGAGAAGCCTCTTTACTTGCTTCTCTTCTGTTTTATGAAGTGGAGAATATCCCACTTCTTCCAGTATCGTGTGTGTCCGCGCTTCTTGCACTCGCCGTTCGGTATCTCGCCGCGCTTTACCATTCTATTGAGCGTTGCATCGCTTACACAGAGCCTGTCCTTCACTTCCTCTGCGCTCATCATCGGGTTGAGCATATTAGGAAGTATGTCCTGGCAGAGTGTTTCTATATCATCGTCGCTCATACCGCAAGCCGTCACTTTCTCGCCGTTGCGCTGCTGCTCGTCTGCCTTAAAGCACGAATTGGCAAGCGATTGCAACAACGTGCCGAGCATCTTGTAGCCGAAAATCTTTCTCATAGCATTTCTGTTTAACTGAACATCTTTCTGCCGAGGCGCGACTTGCTACAGAACCAGTCAACAGCTCCGTAGATATACAACAACAACGTGAACGCCATGATTGCAAAGTGCGCCATCACCATCTCGTTAGTCGTGTACCAACTCCAGTAGACAAGGTGTATGGAGTTGACACCGAAGAAGTAGAAGAACGGTATGCGATACTTCCAACACAGCCAGAAGAAGCGCGACGCAAGAATAAGAACCATCGGCAGTATATAGACCATGATGTATATAAATGTGTAGCACGCCCAATTTGCTTTGTGCACGGCAAACATCTCCTTTGGATTGCGGCTAAAGTCAAACACGCCGTACATGTGCGCCGTCATTATGAGTATTGGAACCCACTTGCTGAACCAGCGGAAAAACCGCAATATTCTGCGTGAATACTGATTGCCGGACTCTGCCAGCAAAGACATAATTTCCGATATGTCCTTACCCTTCACAAGAGCAAGAAACATCCTTTTATCATCCTCGTTCATAGTGATTTTTGGTTTGACGTAAAATGTCTGTTAGCTCTATTCGATGCAAGTTAGTCATTTTTTCCCAAAGTTGTATGCACTGTTATTTATATTTATATTTATTTAAACACTGTAAAAAACGCAAGTCTTTAGCTCAAGGGTAGTTCACTTTAACTCCTTGCCTATCCATCACGGACAGGCAAGGCTCCTGAAAACAAATCACCTTAAACTAAAAACTAACAACTAACCAATCTATATATTATCTCTTTCTGTGTATCAGCCAAAGCAGCAGTGATATAGCAAATAACACCACCGCTCCGACCGCTATCTTGCCTACGAACATCTGCGTCCGCTCCCACCATGTCGCCTTACGCTCAACTGGCACCGGCACTGGGATTGAGTCCGCTCGCAGGATAGACTTGTATATCGTGTCCGTCTTCACGCTCACTCTGTCACGCCATTTGTAAACATTCTTGGTCTTATATATCGTGTCACCAACAGTATAGCTCTCGACATAAATAGAATCGTGTACGCGGAACGTATCGGCTTTGTAGTTAGTCTTATACAACGTGTCGGTCTTGTTGATTACCCGTTCAAGCACAACAGGCTTCGGAGTCGCGCAGCTTGTCATAACAAGCAGGAGCACGTGCAGCATAGAGCCGATAACAATAGTAAAGCCGTAGCGGCATATATCATCCCACTCAATGCCTGGCAGCTTGTATCGCTTCCACTGGTACACCTCTCGCAGCACCATTACGGGCAGCGCGAGAACACCCACGAATATAGACGCGATAAACCATCCGATAGCGCCTTGTCTGTTTCGCTTGTTCTCGTCGTAGCCTTCATCTACCATATCGAGCTGCGCTGCCTTGTAGAAAATAAAGAGCGTTGTCGCTCCCAATATGATGCAGTTCAGCAGCATCAGAATTTCTCTTATATCCATACGCTTTTACTTTTGACATTATTATTAATCAGTTTCTTCTCTCCCATAATCACGAGGCGGTTTGCGCTTCATACATCCGTTCACGGTACACTCATTCCATTGCAGTTCGTGCATTTTCATAAGGAGCGTGTTCTTCTCGTCTTTGAGCTGACGGATGGTTGTTCGCTGCTTGCCAATGTCGTCGTAGAGTGAGTCAATTTTTTTGTTTAGTCGGTCGCGCTCCTCCATGTGCTCCTCGTGCTCATGGTCGTAAAGGTTGTGCCATTCTTGAGCATAAGCCATTGCGTTCGCGTCTTCGTCTTTCTGCGCAGACGCAGCCTCCTTACGTTTCCGAGAGTTGTAGTAGAGGAGTTGTCCGACGATGCCGCTGCTTACAAGCAACGTTATAATCTGCAATACTGTATCCATTTCGCCTCCTTATTCGATTGTTATCCAAATCTGTTCTCCTCTCTCGTCAGCAGCTTTCAGAATAGGGTAGAGCTTGCGGAACGTTGCCGTTGAGTTGAGCACCTTGCCCTTCTCCTTATTCTCGCCGACAAGGATGCAGCCCTCCGTGTCCTTCGCCGTGTTACCGCAGTGAATAAGCACCCCTTGGAAGCCTATCGTATTGCACAACCTTGGCAGTCTACCCTTGCAGAACTGGTACTGCGCCCGACCTCCGAAGCGTGGTGATACTGTCTTCATATCGACAAGGTATCTGCCCGTCGGAATGGCGGTTTCGCCCTTGATTTTAACTCCGCATATCTGCGCAACGCTCATCATCGAGGTCAGACCTCTATCCTTGTCTTCAAGCGTGTCACAGACGTATGCGCCGTCAACGTACATTTTACCGATTGTGTACGCCTCCTTCCTTGCTATTCGTTTTACCTTTATTTCCATACTATTTTAGATTAAATAAATAATGTTGTTACGATGTTGAGTATCGCGCAGCACTCGACGATGAACAGCCAGTAGCGGCGCTTCCAGATGCAGAGCACAGCAGCGAGCACGGCAAACAGAACGGTAGGCAGGGCGTTGATGCTGCACGCCCATGCTACGCTTGATATTGCCGACGTGATAGCTCCGCACTTGTGTATCGTGCGCTGACTCTCGTCGAGGTAAGCAGGAGCTGCGCCCACGAATATGATGCCCACGCAGGATAGGAATGCCATGCACTCCAAGCCGCCTGCCTCAAGCATGAGCGGCAAGAACGACGCTCCGAGCGACGCCATGAGCGCAGGGAAGAGCCAGTCCTTATCTGCGAGATAGTAGACCTCAGACAGCATGGTTGGCACTCGTTTTGCAACACAGCAGCTGAAAACATACAGTGCGAGAGCGATGAGTATAATGATAGCTAATGTCATCATGTTACACCTCCATCTTTAGCTGTGCAGGATAGCCTGCCGTGATGTCATACTTCTCTACCTCCTCGATGCTCGTCAGTTCGCTCACTGCCTTCTTGTGTGCTGCTGTCACGTTAAAGCACTCCAGCGCATACATCTCCAGCGCCGAAAGCAGCTGTATCGCCGTATCGCAGGGAACCTCCATCTTGCTCTCGCCAAGCCACAAAGTCGTTGTCGGCTGCCCCATAGCCTTCGTGATGCTCGTAGAGTTCATCAGTCCGACACGTGTAGCCTTGTCAAGCCACACCACCGCGCCGTTGAGCGAAAAGCCGTTGACAGCAGGCGATGTGTCGTAAGCCTCTATCTTCTTCAATACCTCACGCTTCGCTCTGGCAAGCCCCCTGTTTGTCAGAGCTGTCTTCCATGCAGCATAAGCCTCGTTGACTGCTGTCTCAGAATACTCGCCAACAGGCATTGAGCACTCGACGCACTCGTATGCACCCAACTCCTCGTTGAGCACGCCGTCAAGATGCACGATACACACTCCTTCTCTCTCTTCTTTTTCCTTGTACTGTCCTTTCGACACAAACGTTTTTACAAAATTTATTTTTCTCATTGTTTCTTCTTATTTTTTATTTGTTCATAATTCTTTATAACAACCACTCGCACACACGCCTCACGCCATGCGCTCGGCATCAACGCTTGCGTCTTCCTCGCTTGAAAGAGGAAGAGATAAAGAGGGAGAGGGGCAAGCGAAGAAGGGAACCGACTGAAACCCAGAAACCTTGGGGGCGACATACGGCTTCGTATTGAAGTACATGCTGACCAAATTGTTGCTCTGCGTAGCGGTCCACTTGTTTTCTTTATAATTATTGGCGCTCACACCGAGCTCGGGAAACTTGAGATTAACGGCATCAACGACATAATCAATGTTTGCCCATGCCAGTTTCCATTGCTCGAGTGTCGGGCTATAACCCTGCCATGCCTCGCCGGCACAGTCAACGGTCTTTGAGTAGCAGTAGTCGCAGAACGGTGTTTCGATGCTCCGCTCGTCGCCTTCGGCAATAATTGTTATTGTCGCGACAAGGCCGTTATAGGCAAACTTGTAATACTGTGGGTTGCTGTTGTCTGCACCGTCCTGTGGTATATTTTCAAACAGGACGTCTTGGATTGCCCACTGCTTCTTTGGAATTTGTGAGAAGTTGGCAAACATATCGATGCTGATATAGATGTCGCCGCCGTAGCGCTGTGTGTCGAGGGTTTTTATACACACGAAAACAAGATGAGTCTTGTCTTTTCCGCTCGCTTCCCATGCGTCCCACGTCCATTTCTTGCCCTCGTCGTCTACAAGCCACACGCCGCTCTCGTAATGATGATAGGCATAGTTGAAACGATAAGAATCGGCCAAGGCTTTGCGTGTTCTGCTGTATCTGTCATACTGCTCATACATGCCGTCCACCTTGTCTACGGCGACGGTATAGGACGTGCCTATCTTCACGTCAAAACTCGCCACGCCCTGCGCGTCCGTGATATAGTCAGTCTTCTTGCCGTCTATCGTTACATGCACTGGCGCTCCCTCCCAGGGCTGCAAAACGTCATCTTCGTTGGCTTTCTGCATCCTCACCGTGACATGCTCAAACTTTATCGTCTCTTCAACATACACAGCATCAATAATGCGGTTGCCCACGGCGGCGACATGCTGCACAGGGTTCAGTATCGCACATCCATTGATATAAGGGAATACAACCTTGTAGGTAGAACCTTTCGTTACCGTGAACACGGCTTGTCCGTTGCCGTCGGTCGTATATTGCTGCGGATCTGCTCCGTTGTTGATATAGACGTTCAGAATGATGCCTTCCACGCTGACAGACGCTAAGGTTGTGGTCACGTTTACCGTCACATGCTCGTCCGCGTCGGTCAGGTTCACGCTTTTCGCCGTTCCCTGTCGGTTGGTGACGGTCAGCACGTTGCCGTTAAGCTCGGCGTTGACTCTTTCCGCTTCCGTCGCTTTGCTGTCCGCGTTGTTACCTGCTTCTGTTGCCACGGCTGCTGCGTCAGTGGCGGCTTTTGCGGCAGAAGACGTGCTGGATATTGCTTCGGACACGCGTTCCTCGCGCTCGGCATCAGCTTTTTCTCGCTCAGCTTCTGCGTTCTGACGAGTTGTCTCCGCAGTTTTTCTTGCTGTTTCGTTGTTGATACGCTCGGTTTCAGCCTCCAGTCGAATGTTTTCGTTTTGCTTGCGTGTAGCTTCGGCTGTTGCACGCTGCTTTTCTGCTTCGGCGCGCTTGTCTTCCTCTGCATTTGCCTTGTCGGTAGCCGTGTTTGCAGCACTTGCTGCGCTGTTCGCCTTGCTGACAGCGGCATCAACGTTTGCTGAAAGTTCCACAAAGGTTGTTGCTCTATGCTTTTCTGCTGCTACACGGGCGGTTTCGTTCGCCGTGCGTGTCTTTTCTGCTTCTGCACGCTCGGTCTCGGCATTAGCACGCTGCGCCTCGGCTGTCTTTCGAGCGTCCTCGTTGCTCACGCGCTCTGCCTCTGCTGCATGGCGAGCCTTCTCACTCTCGCTGCGTCTGCTTTCTGCTGATACACGCTGTGCTTCTGCCGACGCACGCTGCTGCTCCGCCTCCGTGCGCTCACTCTCGTTAGCCTTGAGTGTTGCGTCCGTCTGCTTTACCGTTTCAATAGCCGTGTTCGCGTCGGTTATGAGCTGCGTTAGTTCAGCCGTCGGAGGCAGGATAACAAGCGCCGTGTTCATCTCCACCGAGTCCTCACCCTCGATAAGCTCGCCGTTGAACGCTGTGTCGCCCGAAGCGTTGTTGTCTACGATGGCAAACTGCTCGTACTCCTTGCTGCGCCAGTCATTGCCGAAAATCTTACCTCGCACTTCGAGGGCGTATGTACCCACTGATACAGCGTCGCCCTCGACACGCGCATTGATGATGTTATCCTCCGCTGTGTCGATAGTGTAGCTTAGAGCCACACGCCGATACTGGTTCACGATGTTTACAACGATGTCCGTGCAGGCAGGTAGCGGAAAAGCCACCTGCTCGCCGTTCACTATCTTCTTCACTGGTATGCGCAGGGTAAAGTCGTTACCTCTAACTATTTTCTTCATATCTTATTCTTTTGGTTGTTCTTCTTCTGTTGTTGTCGGATCGTCGGCTGTAGGTTCTCCTCCTTCGTCCGCAACCGCTCCTCCTCCTTCGTCGCTGTGCGCTATTGGAGCTGTAAATGGTACGTTGTAGCCGTTCCACACAATCGCATACGTATTAGCGTTTGAGACATACACCAATTCGCAGATGAGAACTGCCATCCATCCGCTTTCAAGCCAGTAGGGGCGAGCTGTGTTGCTACCTCCAACGAGCGACGTATAGCCAACGATATTGATTGTTGTCGCCGGACTTGTGTCGTTTCTTATAACGAACACCTGCCCGAGGTACGTCGCCGCTTCTTCGCTTGTCACACCAAGGCTGGCATTGCTTGAGTTTGGATTGTGAAATGGCAGAATTATTGTCGGGTAGTTACCTCCTGTCTTTTTGCCGATGTCGCCCGAAAGCTCAACAAAGCTACCTGTCTTTACAAAGTTTAGTCGGATATATCCATTGATCGAGTTTTCTTCTATGTAGCCTTCCAACTTGTCGGGGGTAATAATAGTCTTCTTCTTACGTATCAGTCCAGAGAAGAGACCTGCACCCACCTCCAGCAAGCCGTCCTCGTTCACGCTCGCAGTCACTTCTCCGCTGTTGTTCTTGACCATGAACTTGTTAGCCGTCGCCGTGATGGTGTCGTCCTCGAGGTCAATGCCTGCTCTTTTCAGTCCCGACTCGAGTTTGCCAGCCTCCGTCTTGTCGTAGGGCGAAAGACTCCAGCCACCATACTCTGTGCCCTCCATTATCATCGGACGGCACACGCTGAGAGCTCCGTTTCTGCGCACGGCAAGTTCAAGCAACAGCTTCGTGCAGCCGTCGGGCACGGTAAACGTCGCAGTAAAGAGCTTCCAGCCACCTATACTCAGATAGATATTGCCCGACTTGACAACAGCACCTTCCGTACCGCCGTCAAAGCGCTTGATAGAGTAGTAGGCACCGTTATCAAAAAGACTGACTAACTTCGCCCATACGCTAAATACGTACGTCTTGCCAGCCGATACACGCACATCCTTGAAGTAGAGACCCGTGTATGTGTCCGCTGTAGCACCCGAAGCACTGAACGTTGCATAGTTAGAACCACCGACGCCGCCACCGCTTGTTATCTCCACCTTTTGCGAGTGAGCCGCGGCTATCTTTGTGATGTCATCCCACGGACGCAGCGCAGAGCCTACGATGCTATTCTTTAGATTCGTGGTCGTTTCAACCTGTAGAGAGATTTTGTCCGTTGTCTGCTCTATCTTCGATACCTTATTCTCAGTATTCGTCTGCTTCTGTGCAAGTGAAATGATACTCTCGGCGTTCTGCGTTAGAGTAGTGTTTATCTTGCCTATCTGCCCATCGACCTCCTGCTTGTTCGCATCTACCGTGGAAGTCAGTCCGTCTACGTTAAGCACAAGCTCCGCAAGCGTCGTTTCCTTTGTTGTGTCGCCGTCCTTCACTTTGAGTTTGAACATTGACGCAAGCGCAAATATCTCGTCGCGTGACACCACAAATATCTCCTTGCCGTCGAGCGTATAGTCGTTCACGCCCTTGTACAGCTTAATTGACGGAGAATCAGAGCCGTAAGCCGAGAGATACAGCACCGACTGGCGTGCCGCGTCTGTTGTATTACCCATCTGAACAAGCTCGTCGCCCACTTCGGGCTGTGAGTCGCCGTAGTTGCCTCCCGACAAGGCGAGAATGTCGATGTAGTCCGTACCTACCAGCATCACTCTGCGCCAATAATATTTGTTCTTTGCGTTCGCTGTCGTGCCTTCTTTGATGTTAAACGTCTGACAGCGCACAAGGTCGTTGACAGCAAACGGATTCGTTATCTCCTCGTCGCCTCGCTTCGTCAGGAACGAGCAACGGTAGACATCGTATCGCAAGGGTGTTGTTCCGTATTCAGGCAGCAGCGTGCCCTTTCTCAGGAAGTCCACCTTGCTAATCTTCATGGCAGCCGGTGACAGGACTACCTCGCCGCCCACACTTTGCAGCTCTCTAATTACGAGCTTCACGAACTCCGCAGCCTTACGCACAAGGAGGCGGTCTACCTCCAAGTAGCTATCCTCGCTGTCGGAATAATTGCCGAGCTTGAAGCCCGAACCGAGCGCACCCGAACGGAACGCCGCCGACACAACCTCTTTGAGGGTGGCGATGCCGTCAGAGGAGATGCCGAGGACATTGCTGTCAGACTGCTCGCCAAAAGCAATACCTTCCCAAAAGCGGATAAGTTTCTGCGCGACATCCTGTTTTGTCTTTGAGAGAAACAACTTCGAGCCTTCACTCGCGATATATTCCTTAACCTGTGCAGGCGTAGTGCCGCCACCGCTACCTCTGCCGAGCGCGGTTATCTGTTCCTGCATCTTTTGCAGCGTGCCTGCCTCCTTGTCTTCACGCAGACTTACCTCGTATGACGGTATCTTTCCGTTTTCCTCTTTGATTGTCAGCCTGTCGATGATTATTTCCGCGTCAAGTCCGAGGTCTTCATCCTTGAACGGCATAATGTCGCCCTCCTTGATTGTGTCATGTATGCTCTTTACTGCCCCCGAGGTGTCGGCCATTGCCTCGTCATGCTGACGGGCCATAAAGATGTCATAAATCTTCGGTGCGTAGGTGTGTCTGGTGTGGTCGTTCTCTATAAGCCATGCTATAGCGTAGCGCAGCAGCTTTTCGGAAGCCGCTTCTACGTACTGTACAGGCAGTTCAATTCCCGACAATACAAAATGATCGCCCTTGCTAATCTGAAAGTCCTTGTACGGGAAATACAGACCGATGTCTTCCACTCGCTGCAACGTGAGCACCCAGCGACCATTCTCTTTTACGCTTCCCGACACCTTGAACTTTCTGCCGGCACACATTCCGTCCGTCATGGTGATGGAGAAGTCGCTCTGCTTTAAGACATTGATGTCGAAGTTTACCTTTTCGTTAAGCTCGACCTTACATGAAGGAACATCCTGTCCATCCTTGAACACGCCGTTGTCCTCTACATTCGTGCCAACCGCGATTTCGTCAATGCGCACGCCGTCCACCTCCATCTCCTTGATTGTCGGAAATATTTCTTCTTTCTTTTCTTTTATATCTTCCGTATCGAAGAATACACTGCCAGGTCGCACGCCTATGATGTCTGCTGTAGCTGACTCCACCCACGGGCGGTCGGTTCTTGTCGAGAAGCGCAGCTCCGCGCCGGTCGGATTAAGCGATGCGTGCTTATCAGTGTGGCTGTTCCACCAGTCCTGCAACGACATCTGCGGAAATCCTGGCAGCATTAAGCGTGAGCACGCCATGTTGTTGGGCAGATGGTCGGTAGCGTAGTCTTTTCTGTTGTCGGGGAAAGCCTCCTTGTTCACTCCGCTGACAAAATGAACCATCTTTGTTGACTTTACCGCCTCGTAGTATTTTCTTGCGTCGGCAACCGAGTTTTCCTCGTTCGTGCCGCCCGCAATGCGCACTTCGATATGCTCCTCGAAATACGGCGCACGAAGAACCGTTACCGTGGCCTTGACGACAACGCCGCCGTCATGCAGACTTACGGAGTATCGCGAGGAGCCTTGTCCGTCGGAGATATGGTTGGTGAAATACGCCGACGCTTTTTCAACATTAAGACCACCAAGTTTGATGTCCGCTGCATACCATGCGGTATGATCGAGAAGCTGTATCGTATCCGCGAAGTCGGCCCACACCTCCATATTCAATGTTGCGTAGTATCTGTTGGGTAGGTTTTTCTCCGAACCGTATGCCCTCATTCTCGTGACAATCTTCTGGTCGCTTTCTGCGTCCTGGTTAATCTCGACAAGTCCAAATGCTGCGCCGTACTTGAACGTGTTCTGCATAAGCAAGCCCGATGTGTCAACGAATACCTCTCTGTTTCGTGTTATGAAGTTTACGTCGAACTGGGAGTTTACCAACGCAAGTCCTTCCCATACGGTCTGATTCTGTACACTGATTGAAGTTGAGTCTATCTCGGTGTCTGCAACACCAGTGTCCTCTTTGGTTGTATCGCCACCATATATCTCTTCCCATCTTGCAGCCTCGCAGCCTCGTGTCTGGCTTCTCTTCCAGTTGCGTGAATAGAACTTCCATGCTTTGTCTCCGAACTGCTCGTTCATGTTAGCTTGCAACCTGTCAAGCAAATCGTCAAGTGAGCCGATGTAGAAAACAAAGTCGGGTAGGGCGGTGTAGTGCAGCTGCGCCTCGTCGTTCAGCACAACATCAAGAAACTCCGCTCTTGCCAGCTCGTCGGACAGGGAGTTTAGTTTTATGTCTGAATACTTAAACGAGTTGCCGAGAGCGTTCTTTCGGCCCTGCTTTGCCTTGCCTGGGTCGTAGTTCAGCTCGAAGCGCTCGTTTCTGTAAATCAGATAATCGCCGATTGAGAAATCGACGGGAGCTTCGTTCTCTATTGATACGGATACGGAACACTCTCCCATCCACTCGCCGTCGTATGTCAGCGAATGAACGGAAATTTCCTTGCCGTTGGTGTCACGCAGTGGCGTGCCGTCCTTATGATAAAGTTTCCATTCCATATCTCTATTTGCTTAATGTCACTTCCGTTACGGGGTCTTCAACTCTCAACACTGTTGAGAACGTTACCACATCTCCCTCGTCGTCGCGGTGCAGGTCTGCGTCGTCGGACACCTTCTTGAGGCGGATGTTTCTTCTTCCCACCTTAGTCCAGTCGCAGTACATCTTCATTTTCATGCCGCTACCGTCGCGTCCGCTCAGGTAGTTCAGAAACTTTCTTATTACTGCGTTAGCTGAGAACTTGTCGCCCTTGCAGCACCATTTCACGGTCATATCGTATGCCGAGAATTTAAGGCTGTCGCCGAGATATGAGTCTTCTCCATCCTCGTCTTTCCAGTCCTTTACTACAGGTTCCTTGACCTCCATGCCAATGTCGAACGGTATGGAGGCGCACCACACGTCGAAGTCAGCTACGGTCTCTTTTATCACCGCTCCCGCCTGCTCTTTTTGTATGAAGACATTGTAGTGTTGCATAAATATACGTAGTTTTTCTCCAAAAATAATAAAAAGCGGATAATTATACAAATTAATATATAACTATCCGCGTTTTTAACAATAAATATCCACTTTATCAGCTGATATAGAGCTTTTTTCTGCCGCTTGTAGACACCGCGTTCATCCAATCCATCATCCGATCGAGTTTCTCGTTACGAGCCTCCGCAAGCATGACTATCTGCGTGAGCTGCCCGAGCTGTGCTTTCTGTATCTGGCCCATTTCGGGAAGACGCATCTTCAAGAGTTCTCCGATGTCCTTGACCTGGGCGCGATTAACACTCACGTCAAGACGGATGGCGTTGACGTAACTTGCGAGAATATCCGCGGTTTCCTCCGTGATATTCTTGATGCCATTGGTAAGGCTGCTGTCGCCGGTTGCCGAAAGGTCAAGACCTTTGTCTTTCAGGCTCTCCAGTATCGCCGTGATGTTGTACACCGCGTCGTCCGTCTGCTTGTAGAGTTCATCAGCAACGTTCACGACATCCTCGGGTTCAAGTCTGCCTTTCTGCTTGATGGTCGTTGTGAGCGCTTCAAGCGGACCTTCAAGAGCCTTTTCCATGATTTTCTGTGACAGAATATTCTTGGTGAGGTCTTTCACCATATCCCTGGCCTTTTTCTTGTAGGCATCAATGGCGTCCTCACCTTTTTCCCATGCGCTTACAACTGCGTCGGTCAGCTGGCTCGCCCACGACTTCATGTCTACGCCGTAGATGTCCTTGAGGAAGTCGGTTGCAAGCTGTTTGATGGTCGTTTCCATCTCCTTGATTTCCTGCTTGTAGTCGGCAATCTTGTCCTTGTCCTTCTTCTTCTTGCCCTGCTCGGCGTTGAGCTGTCGTTGCATTTCGTCCTTCTGCGCCATGAGGGATGCTTGCTCCGCAAGGAAAGCGTTGTCGGGTTCGGCAAGCGACTTCTTGGCTGCATTGTAGGTGTCACTTGTGTACGGGCCGTTGTAGCCGATAAGCACGCCTGACTTCTGGAGTTTCTGACCCTTCTCGTAGTTGTCCGTTACTTTCTTGAGTGTCGCCTTCGTGTCCTTATCCATCTCGTATGAATAGACACCGCCAAGGGTGTTTTCAATCGTCGTCTTTACATCGTTGCGCAAGTGCTCAAGTTCCGTAATGTTACGCTCCGCGAGCTTTATCTGGCGCTCCTGCTTTGCGTCATGCGCCGCAGCGAAAGCCTTGAACGGAGAGGTAAAGATGCCGACTACACCCTGAATGACGCCGCCGACATTGCCCGACATAGCGCTTGTCGCGATGGAAGAGATAGAATTGGAAATGCCGTTAAGAGAGTCAAAGAACGCCGTTGCGTCCTGCCATGCGTTACTCTCAGTATCTACGCCGAGTGCGCTTGCCGTGTCCTTAATATCATTGAACGTGGCGACAATGCTTTGGATGTTTTCATTGATTTTACTTGCTGCGACACTGACATTCGCCATAGATTCCTTGAACTCGTTGGCGGCCTTAGCCTCTTTTTGACCCTGTTTGAGTTTCGCGTCACCCTTTTCTTCCTTTTCATGCCCCTCAAGCATTTTAGCAACGATTTCATCGACAGCATCAAAATCCAAGTTTGAGAACGCTTCTATTAGCTCCGTGTTAGCCTCCTGCTGCATTCTCTCGCCCTCCTGCTTCAATGCCGCTCCAGCTGTAATTTTCTCGTTGGCGTTCTTTACTCTCTGTTCGGCGACACCACTAAGACCAGAATTAAAGAAGTTTTTCTTGCCACTTGAGAGTTTGTTCAACTGCTCGTCAAGCTGCTGTATCTGCTTGCCGTACTCGCGAGCGTCAATGGTTCCGTCAGCAAGTGCCTGGTTAATGTTCTCGCGTATCTGCGAAGCGATTTCGGACGCCCTGTCCATGCCGAGCTGCGACACCGCTCCGAAGAACGTGATATAGTCACTACTCTTGTTGAAGGCTTCCGTCTTAGCAGAGTTCACTTCCTTGTCCCGTTGGCGCGTGTAACGAGAAGCAAGACCATAGTTTCCCGCTTCTTCCGCTTGTGCAATAGGCGTTTCATACTTGGCGTAGATGGCGGCTATCTTCTCCTGCGTGCTTGCTGTCTGTGCGATGATGTCCGCAGCCTGCTGTAAGCTCTTGACATAATTGTCCTTTACCAAGGTCGTTATCTTCTGCCAAGCCTCAAGAGCGAGAGGCGTGTCCTTATACAGAACCTTTGCGTCGGCTTCGGTCATTCCGAGGTTGACATCGTGCCCGAAGTTCTTCTTGAAGTCCTCCGCCATCTTTCTTGTCTGCTTATCCCACACCGCGCCGTCCTGAAAGGCGAGCTTGGCGAAATCCAGACTGCCGGTCTTCTCGTACAGTTCCTTCTGCAAGTTCGCCTGCTTCACGCCTTTCTCCAGTGCCTCCTTGAAGTTTGAAGATACGCGCTCCCATTCCACCTTATCGACTTCTGAGTACTGCCACTCTGCCTTCTCGCGGTTGACTTGCGTACGAAACTTCTTGCGGTCGGTGGTATTCCAGAAGCTGTTGCCAGGCATCATTGCCTCAAGACTCTCCATATACTTGGAAAGGTCTATCTTCTTCCAGTCGAGGTTGGGGAATAAGCTCTTAACCTTTCCTATAGCCTCGCTCTGCGTGTTTCCTATGCCAATGTATTTCTGGTACCACTGGCGAGCGGCCTTGAAATCTTCAAACTGCTGGCGAAGCGACTCAAGAGCGGAGTCTTTCTTCGGGCCCTTGTTCTTATCTTTCTTTGCGTCGAACAGATTTAATTCCTTTGCGGTCTGTTCTGCCAGCTGCCACTCCTTTTTTAATTCATCCTGCCGTTTTGATTTTGCTTTTTTTGCAGCTTCGTATTCCTTCTTTTTCGCAGCTACATCAGCGTTAGCGGCTTCTCTTGCTTTAGTCCACGACCCCTCCTTTCCCCAAGATTGCGCAAATTTCTGCTTCTTCGCTTGTATTTCTGGGTCGCCAACGCCAAGTGGTATTTTTGGAAGATTGCCAAGAAGCTCATTTTGAACATCATTAAACTTACTATCTTTAAAAACAAGATTTATAACAGCCTCGAAGTTGGACGCATCAAGCAGTGCCTGTAAAGCCTTTTCAAATTCCGGGTATTGCCCTGTAAGCCCTCTTTTTGCATCTTGCATCAACTCTTCAACTTTCGCCTTTTCGGCTTCGTTGAGAGTTTGCCCCGAGCGTATTTTTGTTGCAATAGTCGGAGCAACACTGTCAAGCAAATCGCTAAGTTTGTTTTTAGCCTCTTCCTGTAACCATGAGTCTTTATCTCCAATGCCAAATGCTTGTAAGACCGATGCTCTTATCATGTTGGCTCTACTCTCTGGTATTTCCATGGAAGCAAAAATGTTGCTCATGGCTTGCATCGCAGCAAGGCGCATAGTTTCGTCTTTAGAAATATCTCCGAATTGTTTAAGTATAACCTTTTTTATCGGATTTACCATGTCGCCCTTCTGATAAGGCTGTAAACCTTTCCATGCCGCGCTTCTCGCAGATGCAAAGTCCATGCCCTTGTCACTCATATTTTGGGCGGTTGTCTTTTCCAGTCTTTCATAGTTTCTGTTTGACCGTGTTATCGCCCCGCTAAAGTCCGAATAATTATCGCGATTTCCCATTTTGGACTTAGCAATCATCTCCGCATCACGCAACCTCTTTAATTCCTCATCAAGATATTTCAGACGCTCCTCATGACTTTGCTTCTCGTCAGCCTTCATTACAAGATTGTTGTAATTGTAAGGCTCAAGTTGTTTTAGCTTTTCTTTGTATGCGTCAATTAGGTTATCAACCTCCTTTATATCCCCTCCGGCTAATACCTTTGCGGTGTCATTTTCGCGCAAAAAGTCGTTTAGCTGTTTTATGCGGTCTTCAATTTCGTTCGCTGTTTGATTAATCCTGTTCGTTAAATCAGCACTCTTTGTGTACATATAAGATATACCCATCGTAACGCCAGTAATAATCAGGCCAGGCAATCCGCCGACGGCAGCGAGCAATGTCGCTCCTATAGTCCTTGCGCCAGCTGTGAGTATTGCGAATGCAGACATTCCTTTAAGTGCGAACGTTCTCCAAAAACCACCAGTAGTGGCGAATTGTATTTTTAGATTTGTAAAGTAAGCGTTCGTTCTTAATTGCAATCCAATAAAAGCGGCTTTCGCTTTATTCCACCATCCACCATTCTGTCTCGCCTCTACGAGCTTGCGGCGCGAACCAAAGGTTCCAGTACCCGCAAAATCTGTCATGCCGTCTTTGTATATAGATCTGCTTATCTGCCCATTTATATACATTCTTTCGAGGTCGACCTTTTTAATCGCTTTCGCTAAAGAAAGTGCTTTTATATCCTCTGATGTGATAAGCTTCTTTGTAGCAAGCAGACGGAGTTCTTGTGCTGTTGTTTTCTCTCCGAGTAACACCTTCTTTTGGATATCAGAAGCCATACTTGCTTTGCCAGACAATAACGCAGCACCGATGCCACCGCCAAGCGAGGTTTGCAGTCTTTTCAATGCAAAACCGCTAAATGCCGCGACAACAACAGGTGCCATCGTGTGCAACGCCTGTACAAGATTTGTAACAAGGTCGAGTATATGCTTTAGATTGCTTCCAACGATGTTGCTATCGCTTGCAAACTCTGAAAGCATAATTTCCCACGCATCTTTGAGTTTATTGAATCTACCAAGAAGCGTTTCTGAAAGCACAAGCTGCATGTTGTAGAACTGACCTCCCGCATCGGTCATTTCCCAAAAGACGTTCTTTACGTCCTCGAAATCAACGCCGCGTCCCGATATGCGGGTTTTTACTTCGCTTGTAGACACCTTGCGGCCTTCACGCTTTGAATAGTATTCGGAAAGTTTCTGTAACAACGGAATACCTGCGTAGGAAATCTGGCGCAGCTCCTTGCCATCAAGCCAACCGCGAGAGCGTACCTGTCCGAACGCCAAAGCTATTCGCTCGAAGCTGACTCCAAGGCCCGATGCCATATCTGCGAGTCGCTTTGTGGTGTCATACAACTGGTCGTACTCTACTCCGTAAGCCGCCAACTGTTTTACATCTCGGTTTAATTCAGAGAAAGTAAACGGCGACTGTAGTGCAAGCTGTTTAACTTGTGAGAACATGGTGTTGGCGTTCTGTGCATCACCCAAGATACTCTGTAATGCGATATGTTGCTTTTCAAGCTCGCCACCAGTCTTTATCACACTCATGGCAAACTGCTGCATACCATAAACAAGTCCTCCCTGCATAACCAGGGACTTCAAATCCTGCATTGTAGAGTTAAGACTACCGGCGGAGTTTTTCGCCTGCTCAAAAGCGCGAACAAGGTCGCTACGCACCTTTGCCGCCGAATTTGCAATCTCCTGCTGGTGCTTTCGCTCTAAATCAATACTCTTTTCTTTCTCGCGGTTTGTCTTTTCTTGCGCCGCATTAATCGCTCTTTGGTCTTGCAGTGCTCGCCCTGCCTGCGTTGTGTCGTGACCTGCACCGATACTTCCTATACGGCCAACAACATTCTGACCTTCTACAAGCCAAGTGCGCATCTGTCTAAGATAGCGCATAATGTCGATAAGACGATGTATCTCAGCCTCCGCTTTGCTCACGTCGGCTCCCAACGATATGCCGCGGCTAAACTCACGTCTGAGCGCCCTTACCTTATTGCCAAGCGAGTCGTAACGAGCCTCCGCTGCCTTTATTTCAGACAATCTCTGCTTGTTGTCGCGTGCTTCCTGTCTTTCGTTCTTCCTGTCCTGCTTTTTGTTAGCTCTCGTAATGGCATTGTTCAGCTTGTCCTGCTCCGACTTGGCGTTGCCGATTTCGTTTTTGAGTATCTTGTACTCCGAAACCAGTTCCGCCACCGCGTTCTTGCTGCCAATGTCGGCGTTGTTGAACTTGTCGCGCATTTCAAACAATCGCGAAATGGCACTTCCCACTCTTGATGTGTCCGCACCAACCTTAAAGCCTCGTTTGGCAGAGTCGTTGAGTTCGCGTATTTTTCTGTTCACCTCGCTTATAAGCTCCTGCAAGCGTCTGTATCTCGCCTCCATTGTTTCGAGGTTGCGGTCGGTTGCTTTCGCGCTCTGATTGGCACCGCTTTGGTCTTTCAGAGTCCTATTCACTCTTTCTTTCCAAAGTTGAAGCTCGTTAAGAGCATCGCCGAATCCTTTGTTTAGCAACTGCTTGCCCGAGAAGCTCTCAATAGTAGTCTTTATTCGTTCTATCTCGCCGCGTACCGCCGTAAGTTTTGAAGTATCCGTGCCAATTTCAAGACTCTTACCCTTTAGTTTGTCGATATTGCTGAGAATGGTGTTTATCTGCTCAACAGCCAATTTTTGTTTACTGAGGGCCGAGTCAACGGAAGCTGTTTCGCTTGCGATTCTCTTGTATTCCTGAATCTTGCCTGTAGCTTTCGTGTATGCGTAGGCTATATCAGACAGTAAGGATTTGACTTTCGCGCCGTTAGCCAAGAGATTATCGTCAGCGAGCATGGTTTCCATTCTTCGCTTGACACCGCGCAGCGTATTTCCGCCAGAGAGTAGCGCTGTGGTGTCTATACGATTACGCACACCCCTTGATTGCAGGCTTTGGATTTCGGCAAGTTTGTTTTTTGTCGTTTCAAGCTCCCTGTTTAGTCTTGCAGCGTTATTCTTTGATGCGGACAGCGTGTTCTCCTTGTCAAAAGTCTTTTCTATTTGTCTTACGTCAGTGATTAGGTTCCTGAACTTTGCGTTATAGGCAGACATAAATGCGTTATCAACGCCGCCCGCCGTCTTCCCTGTTTGCAAGTTTATAAGCTCATTACGGAAGTCCATAAGAACTTTCTTTGCACGGTCAAGTTCACCAGTGTTAATGCCGGCATTGACATTCTTGATGTCGCCAACTTTGTTGAGTTCGATATTGACCTTCTGAAGAAGATGGAGATAGTTGAGAGCGTTCAATAACCGCGCCTTCATCTCTTTGCTGTCTTTGGCATCTGTCTTCACGTCTGATATTTTTTGATTCAGACTATTAATCATGCCCTCAAGTCTCTGAACGTCTTTCAACATGCTATTCAAAGCCTTGTGGGAATTATCCTTTATTCCGAGCTGGAACCACAAATCGCCTAAATTTCCGCTTGCCATATCCTGAAATATTTATCGTTTAGATTTTGTTGTTTAAATAATCGGAGAGGCTAATCTTCTTGCCGACAAGACTGCCCTCCTTCTCCTTCTTCTTTACCCAGTTATCCCAAAGGTCGTCCATCTCCTTTGCGGTGTGCTTGACACTGCCGTCTGAGTTGCGCTTCTTGTCTTTCTTATACACAATAATGGGTTGGTCTGCAACCATGAGGTCTATCTGTGCCGAAGTGTAGCCCCACCAGTAGTCGTATGCCTTGATGCCGTAGCGCGTGGCAAAGAGGAACGGGAACTTTTCGGCTAACGAGAAGGCTGCTCCCCAGCTTGTCCTGCTCGGGTAGCTTTCACTTCTCTCTTCGTCATCGTCATCGCCAGATCCGTCATCCCTATCGCTAATATGGTAGTCAGCGAGCACACTACCGACGGAACTTTTTTTTTAGCTGCGTCAACAACTCTCAAGACTTCGATGACATCCAAGTCCTTGATATAGTACAACCAACGCCAGTAAGCCCAGTAGAAGAAGCGCAGCTTCCAAACATTATTGAGAAGAACGATGGCACACAACTTTACGCCACGCTTCCACTCGTCTTCCTCATTCGCTGTGACGTGCGAGAATTTTCTTATCGCACCTCGTTTAAGCCAACCGATTTTGCGCTTTTTACCCATGAACACAACCGCTTCGGGTTCCGCCTCCAATACGCTGTCAAGAGCTTTCTGCAATTCGTCATTGGGTTGTTCTATCTTCTTTTCTTCCATGTTGTTTTCTTGATGTTAAGTCTTGTAAAAACAAAAGCGGAAAACCGCGGCCCTTGATAAGTCCGCCGCTTTCCGCTTCATATTCGATTGCGTTACGCCGCTTTTTGCTTTAAGCAGCTGCCGCCTTTGTAAGCCAAGCGATACTCTTCTTGCCAGCACCCTCGATAGAACCCGAGAACTTGAACGCAACAGGCTTTGTGCCTGTTTCATCCCACTGCAAGGTAGCGTAGAGGGCGATGTTGGTGATGACCATGACGTTTGTCTTGGTATCGTCAACGATTGCGATTGTGCCCTGAATTTTGAACTTCTTAAGCTCAAGAGCAACGCCGGTAAAGCCTGTTGTCGCGTCGAGCTCGGTGTCGCCGGTCTTCAAAGTGACCTTTGTAAGTTCGCTCACCGCATCGTTGCCAAACATCGCAGCGAGCAGATCCTTTGCCTTTGACGGAACAACGAACTCAACGTTGAAGTCGCCAAGCTCGGAGGTTGTCGCCCAGTCGCCTGCAAGACCGATAACCTTGTAGTGGTTGATGGTCGGGTCTTCCATTGTCGCCTTCAGTGAGTCAACCTCAACAGGCAGTTCGAGGTCTGCTGTAATGTCGATAGTAGCCTTGCTGAGGTCTGTGATTGCCTTAGCGTACAAAAGTGTCTTAGGGCCTACAAAGAGGTCCTTCAACTCTTCGATTTTCTTCATTGCCATAATTCAAAACTTTTTTAGTTAAACCTTAATTTTTGCGTTTATTTGGTTCTTAACGAACCCTGTATTATCGTTACCGAAAAACCGTCGCCGTCGTCCGTTTGCAGAGTGACACGCGGCTTGGTTACGATGATGTTGTCTGTTGAAATTGGAAACTTTGTCATTACCGCACTGACCTTCTCGGATACCGCAGACACGTTCAACGTATTGGGGTTCCTGGCGGATGTCTTGTCACGGACATATACTTCTATCTGCGCGGTAGTTGTATAGTCGTTGAAACTGCCGTCGTCGTTCATCTCATTGTTGTAGATGCTCGACGGGAAAGACACAACGATATAGCTGTCGGGCTTGTCGCAGACAGACTTCGGGCGGTTTCTTGGATAAACCTTGTCGCAGATGCCTTTTACGGCATTGCCGACATCGTAGTATAGTGTCTTTATGCTTATCATATATAGCAAATTTTTTCAATCTGCGGCATGGCGTCGCGTACACTGGTCAAGACATCGTGCCCCATCTTGTCTTGCACATAGTCTGCGTAAACCATTGGCGCAACGACAATTAGAGAGTATGTGTCCCTTTTCCACGGTTTCATCGACTTCAATTTCTGAATAGCGGCTTGTCTTCCATCAACATGTCCTGGACCGATATTGCCTATGTACTTGCCAGGTTCTCCACTCTTGGTCGGGAAGACTGGTACATCATCCCACCATCGTGTTACAGACAATTTTTCTCCGGGACTGAGAGATACTCTTACTGGCTTTTCTATTCCCATGTCCGCAGCACCAACAACCCTAACAAGCTCGCCCCTGTAGTAGATACCGACTGCAAACGAGTTTATGAGGTTTCCTGTAACAGAAATGAAATCTCTTTCAGCATACGCTGTCCTCAACACCTCTGTGGCCATCTTCTCCATGTTTTCGAGCATCATCTCTTTTGTGTACTCTTTCACATTTCTGAAAAGACGGAAAAAGAGCTGGTCGGAATATTTGCCGTGAACTGATTTTAAAACCGCCATACGCTAAACCCTTGTAAAGTCCCAATAAACAACAGTTCTATTATTGTCAGGCTCGCAGTCCTTCACCATTCCGACCTCGGTGTTGTTGCCGACCGTTGCGTAAATCATGTCGCCATCAAGAGGACATCTGCCGGCATCCCATTCGTCATATCTGACAGGAATTGACGCCTTCCTCTTGTTCTCGTCAACATTCTTGCCGCCCTCGGTAGTCGTATCGGTATAGCTGCGGCCCTCGCCTTCGTAGATTACAATCTCCGTATCCTCGCCGACCTTTGCGTCGTCATCCGCGAACGGGTCGTTCTCGTCCGCCTTGCCGACAAGCACCCTAACGATTTTTATCGTGTGAGGGTATCTCGGGTTCCTGATATTTGCCTTTCTCATACATCCTTATTTTATAATGTGAGGAAGCGGGCATCCGAACGCCGAAATGTCGGCACGCTTCACGCCATGAGAGGTTATTCTGAACGACGACTTCTTCTTTAACATCGAACTTGGCTCAAGCTCCGCATAGATTGCGTTGGCTTCCGCCTTGAGTTCCGCACGGTCACGCTCGGATATTTCAAAACCACCTTCCGTATGGCTCCATCCGTTATCAGAGTCGGAAGTGTTGTTCATCTTGCTCGGGCCGAGAACAAGCCATTTTAGAATATCGGCATAGGCAAGGCGAACGTCATCACGGTTAGCGTCAGCATACGCCATGCTCCCGTCCAACGCCCTTTCAATGAGGATTGTATGCACTGTGTCGTCGGGTATATTGAAACGCACCTTGCTGAACAGAGCATCCTCCAATGTATATATATTATTGCCTTTCTTCATGCGCTAATTCGATTCGAGTTAAATCAGAGATTGTTTACGCTATCCGTCCAAATGCAGCCGATTGCAGCTACAGGAGGACGGATAGCTTTTGTGTTTAGGCAGCTACGCCTTCGCCCTTCTTGGTGATGTCGATAATCCAACGGTACGGGAAGTCGAGCATCGCCGGTACTGCGGCAAACATGAGGTCGGTATGCCACTCCATGTAGTCGCCGTTGGCGATTGTAGAGTTGCAGAGCAGGCCGAGACCCTTGTTTGTCTGCGCGAACACCTTCTGAACGATATTGTTTCCGTACTTCTCGAACATCGGCTTGTCAGCAACCTGCTTGCGCTCGTACTCGAAAGCATTACCGGCAGGACGGAGAACAACGATGTTGTCATCCCAGCCCTTAACCTTGACAACCGAGCCGTCGAACTTGAGGTTGCGCTCCTCCTCGTCAATAATCTCGATGCGTGAGATACCCTGGATGTCGGCGAACGCCTTGAGGAACATCTCTGTGTTCACGCCGTAGTCCTCAACATAAGCAACGTAGTGGGCCTTGCACCAGTTGATGTACAGCTCCTTAATCTGCTTGTTGCCAAGGAAGGTGTTGTAGAAGGTGTCGTAGGTCATCTGCCATACGAGGGCAAGGCGGTTCTGACCGAACTCCTTGCGCCACTCGCTCTCAATCTTGCGCATCTGTTCGAGGATGTTGCAGTCAACGTTAGCCCATTCGAGCTTGCCGCACTTTCTGAAATTCTCCTTCGGAATTGGCACCTTGTGAAGCGGAATCTGGATACCACGGGCGATGCCTGTATAGTCAAGCTCGCCGGTTGTAGCCAGCTTTGCCACCATGTAGTTCATGGTCATGTCGAGAGAGTCCATCAACTCCTGGGTGTCGTTGCGCCACTGCTTTACGAGGTCGCGGTCGTTACCAAACTCCTCAAACTGCTTCTCGCGGTAGTTGCGCTCCTCTGCGGTTTCCTTGAAGCCGTCGGTAATGAAGTCGGGAATAGTGGCAGAATAAACTGCCAATGCACCCTTGTCCTTCTGGAACGAACCTGCGAGCGGAGCACGGAGGTTGGCGAGCGTTGCAGCGTGCAAAGCGGATGCCTCCACTGAGAATGTAGCCACGCCCTTATGGTTAGTAGGCGTGAGGTCGGGCGCGATAGTACCCTGCGTGAGATACCAGCCGTAGTTTACATGGAAGATGTCCTTCTTGTCGATAAACTTCTGCAAGTATCTTGTATTCTCGGGGTCGCTGAAGAAACGCGCCTTTCGGGAATTGTTAAAATCAAACTTTGGCATATCTTTTCGTTTTTGTGTTGTGTGTTTTTCCGATTAGTTCTCTGCGTACCACCACTCTGCGTAGCGGCTCTTGTTCATCGCCTCTACAGCCGGCGGGATCGGACTCATGCGCGACTTCCACATAACCACGTCAGTGCCGAGCATACAGAAGTCGTTGAGGTAGCGCGGAGCATAGAACTTGTCACTGCCAGCCAATGCGTGGAACGACATGTCAACGTCGCATGGAGCAAAGCAGTTCGGGTTAGTAACCATAGCGGAAACAGTTGCGCCTGCCTTTTCCGCCTCCACGAGAACCGTACCGACGGTAAGGGAGCCGAGAGTTTCTGCGAGTGTAACCTTCCAAACATCCTTGCCGTCCTGTACGTCATTTTCAACCGCAGTAACGAGCACACCCTTACCCTTTGTCTTGAAGTCCTTCGGGCCAACCATGAGATTGTCACCCACAAACGGGATGTGGTGATAGCCGTCGCGTGTGATATAGATGGCTGTATCCGTAGCAGCGGTGGTAGCCTTAGCCACCTCATAGCTCTTGAGTACCTTGATTGTGCCGCCGCTGTTGTCCGCAAAACCGAGACTGTGCTCGACGAGGTCGCCGGCATAAATCTTGGCTGGGCCAGGGAACGGGTTTTTCAGGACACCGCCAATCGGAGGGTGACGGAACGCTTCCTTAACGGCACCAGGCAGGTCAACAAACACATGACGCTGACCACCGATAGTCATTTCTGACTGCAAGATTACAGCGCCGGTAGCATTGACTGCACCCTGCGCCATCATCTGTCCGTAGTAATCCTTGTTGTTATCCATAACTTTTTACCTTAAAAATTAAAATGTTTACTTCCCTTTCGGTTCGATGATGTCATCCCACTCGTCGTCACGGATTGTCTTGCCGCCGCCAGAAGAAGAGCCGCTGCCCTTGTGCGGTATAGCAGTGTTGCCTGTAGCACGCTTGAAGTCGGTAGTGTAAATACCCTCTGCCTTTGAAACCAGGTCGATTACATCGGCATCATGGTCGGGAATTTCAAGTTTGGAGATTGCAGTGTCAAGAAAGAAATCGTTAAGTTCGAGCTTTGCCTTGTCAAACTTGTCCTTCAAGCCCTTTCTGACCGCTTCGATTGTAGCGGCTCTTGATGCCTTCTTGTCGCGCTCCTCATTTGCCTTTTCAAGAGCTTCGAGCTTCGCGAGCAGCTTGTCGTACTTGTCGTCAGGCTTGCCTTCCTCTTCCTTCTTGCCGTTGCGCTCCTCCTCTTCCTTCTTCTTGCGTTCGGCTTCCTCTCTGCTTTTCTTAATCTCGTCAGAGACATTCTTGTGCAGATTGCCGTCCATGCGCTTGAGTCGGTTTGCCACCTTGGTGACTATCTTGGCGTTCGCAGCCTCGTCGTCACCAATTTCATCCAGTACGTCATTAAGTTCTTCGTTAATGGTTTTCTGGCTAAGTGCTTTGAACTTGGTGGTATCAACCTCCTTGTTCACCAATGAAAGCAGTTCTTCTACTGTCATATATAAAAGTTTTTGTGTTGGTTTTCGGTAGTTCTTCTACCATTAATGTATAAATATACGTTTTTCTTTCGCAAAAATATGAATAAATATACAATTAACCAAATATTTTCGATATATTTGCATAAATATTTTGTATATATATGCAGAAAAGTTGTTTTTCAGGGTTGAAATTGGATAACGGAGAGCCTATTTACACTCAAGAGTACATTCAATCACTAAGAGATAAAGACAAGAAGCATCCCGACAGGTTGAAGATTATCGCTCAACGTGGCGGACAGGAGCGTATGATTGCCATTGATGCTGATATTAAGATAGTCGGAGGCTCGCGAGGAGGTCCGCTCGATGAGAATACGATGGTTTTAACGTCCAAGGGCTTCGTTAAAATCAAGGAGCTGAAATATGGGGATACCGTAATCGGTTCGGACGGGAAAGGACATCGTGTTTTGGGACTCCTCGCTTATCCCAAAAGAGATTGTTACGAGATTACACTATCCGACGGAGCGAAGATAACTTGCTCTGACGACCATATTTGGAACGTTTACATTGACGGAAACAGGCGGTGTTTGCCTCATCTCGCTTGTGAGATTGAGAAATATATCACCGACGGATACGACATAACCATTCCGTGCGTCAAGCCAGTGGAATTTAATGAAAGCTACGGACTCGCTTCTATCAGTGAAAGAATGTCTACACTCGAAAGACTTATCAGTAATACGGGAAGAAAGAGCGGCGAGTATTGGTGCAAAAAATACCGCACTTCCAAGCAGGCTACCGACTTTAAGTATTTGGTTGATAGTTTAGGTTCGGTGTGTTATGTGCGAAAAACAGCGAAAAAGAAATGGTCGGTTAGGTTCAACTATAAGAAAAAGGAACTTGTAAGGCGTATCGTAAGCTGCAAGAAAATCGGAAAGAGGAATTGTTGCTGTATTGCAGTAGACAACCCGGATGCACTGTTTGTAGTCGAAGACTTCATCGTCACCCACAATTCCAAATCCTTCTCTTCTCTCATGGAGGTACTGAAAGACATTAAGAATCCAGACTTCCATGCAACAATCCTGCGTAACGAGAAGGATGACCTTCAATCGCTTGTAACGGACTCGTACAAGCTCTTCTCGCAGTTCGGCACATACAACAAGTCGCATAATGATATGACGTGGAACTTCACCAACGGAGGCTGGCTAAAATTCTCATACTACGCAGGCTCGTACCAGGACTTCAAGACCCGCTTCCAGGGCCGTCAGTTCGCATACGTGTGCATCGACGAGGGAACCCAGTGTCCGTACAAGAAGTTCAAGTATCTGCTTACCAACAACCGTAACGCCTCGCAAATCCGCAACCGCTTCTGGATAACGTGCAACCCTGATCCTGAGTCGTGGGTGCGCAAATTCATAGACTGGTGGGTAGACGAGGATGGATACATTATCCCCGAGCGTGACGGAGTCATACGCTACTGCTTCATGGACGGAGATACTCCCGACTCAATCTATTGGGGAGATACGCGAGAGGAGGTTTACGAACAATGCGGAGGTATCATAGATAAGCTGTGGAAAGAAAGCTATGCCGAACTCGGATATACCAAGCTCGAAATGTTCATCAAATCCGCCACATTCATTCGTGCCGACGTATCGGAAAACATCAAACTTATCTCTACCGACGCATCATATCTCGCCAACCTTGCACAACAGGACGAGGAGCAACGTATGCGCGACCTCGAAGGCAACTGGAACTGGAAGTCCGCGGGCGACGATATGATAAAAATGGCAGACCTCGAAGAAATATTCGACAACGCCGTACAGGTCGGAGATGGAGTGCGGCGTGCATCTGCCGACATTGCTTTTACGGGCGGCGACAACTTTGTGATGTGGCTGTGGGAGGGATGGCACTGCAAAGACCTTGTAGTAATGCGCCTCGACTCTCAAACGCTCGTGTCTGCGGTGCAGGCGAAGCTGCGTGAATGGGGAGTGGAGGAGTGCAACTTCACTTACGACTTGCAGGGTATAGGTCAGTATTTCAAAGGCTTCTTTGCCGATGCAGTGCCGTTCAACAACCAGGCAGCACCTATTGCTACGACACATCAGGAAGAAAAGGGTATCAGATTCCTGTACAAAGACCTTAAATCGCAATGCGCCTTCCTGTTCTACAAGATGATAAAGGAGAAGCAAATCTCGATAGAGCCATCACTGCTTGAGCGCAAGTATTCTGGCGACGGATTTGACAAGGTGCCGCTGCGTCAGATTTTGCAGAAGGAGAGAAAGATGCTGCGCCGCGACGACAACAGCGACGACAAAGGCTTCAAGCTACTGCCTAAGAAGATGGCTAAACGGTACGTAGGACACTCGCCTGACTTCTTCGAGTCATGGCTATATATAATGATTTTCAGCTTAACTAAAAAGAAACACAAAAAGATAAAAGGACTATGGATGCTTTAAACAATGTAAAAGACGTGCGGGAGCTGCTCGTCCGAAAGCCGTTTTACGAAGTGACCCCGAAGGGTTATATGAAACACGGAATTATCGACCGTGAGTTTTCCGAGAACGAAGACCCTTGTATGCCTGCGGATGTGCTGTATCGCAACATCAAAACACAGCAGGACTTCTTGCGCGAGTTCTATCCGTCAGGACACAGGATTTGCGACCCGCAGCAATATCCCGACATCTGGAAGAAAAACCCCGAGACTGGACTTTGGTGCGTGCAGAAGATACAGCGTACTGCGTTCGCTTTCCAGCAGGTGATTTGGACCAAGCACGTTCTCCATGTGACTGGCAATGACATCCAGTTCGAGCTTGCGGAGGGAACCGAAGAAGGTAGCGAAGAGAAACTACAAGAACTGCTCACGAAATACAAGAAGGGCTGGCTCATGCACGATATGGAGATACGCTTCTTCGAGGCGGTATCCGCATACATGAAGGTTGCAGACTGTGCCATTGTAGGCTATTTCGACGGCGACGGCAAATTCGGAACGAGAACACTCTCGTTCGACCGTGGCGATACACTGTTTCCGAGATACGACCCACTTACCGGCGAACTGATTGCGTTTGCACGCAAGTATGTGGACTATGACGAAGAAGGGGAGGAGCGCATCGAGTGGATTGAAGCATGGGATAAGGATAAGTTCTACCGATTGAAGAAAGATTTGTCGGGAGGCACAGCGAAAAACGTAGTCAGAAAGATTGCGTCAATCTTCGGCGCGTCCGAATATGCCTGCGTCGAGGAGAAACGACACGGCTTCCCGTTCATACCTGTAGCATACGCCCGTAACGAGGACGGCCCTTGCTGGTCTGCCGTACAGCGCAATATCGAGGATTATGAGGAAGCGTTCTCGTATCTCTGCGAGAACAACAAGGCGTATGCCTTCCCGATACTTACGCTTACCGGCGAGGGCGATGAGATTGAGATAAAGGGAGACACCAACGGAGCTGCTAAGACGATCATGATTACCGACACGAACGGCAGGGCGGAGTTCCTCAACGGCACGGACGCATCAAACGCCTTCGCTACACAGCTCAACAAGTCTTATGACCTTATTTACGAGCTTTCGTTTACCGTAAAGCCGCCCGAACTCAAATCGGGAGACCTGCCTGGTGTTGCAATCAAGCTGCTATATTCTCCTGCCCTCGAAGCTGCCATGAACGACGCGCAGAGATTGCAGCCATTCCTCGACCAGTTGGTGCGTATAACTAAGTTTGGTATCGGAACGGAGAACAACTGCATGGCCTCAATGGTCGCACTGCCAGTTAATGCGTGGATTGAGAGCTATATCCATCAGAACGACACTGAGCTTATCACTAACCTGGCCACTGCGGTTCAGAACAAATTCCTCTCGAAGCAGACTGCTTCTGAGCGCAATTCCAAGTTCTCGAAGAACGACGAGTTTACTCGTATCATGCGCGAGCAGAAAGAGGAAGACCAGCAGGACTTGCTCATCGACATCCAACGCCAGGAGGCGCAGGTCGAGAACAACATCGAGCAGGAGGAAGCGCTTGCAAAAATTAACAATCAGCAGCCTGGCGACGACATCAATACAGGTCGTGGCAAAAAAGGCAGACCGAAGAGGTCTGACAAGGCATGGGACGAGAACGGCAATTACCCTGGCCGCAACAACTGGGATAAGAATCTAAGAAAGTAATTTATGGAGTCACAGGAATACGCACTTAACAGAACCAAAGCGCAGATAGCCTGCGAGTCGCGCGTACAGAAGCGACTGTTTAAGGTTGCTCGCGAGATAGCGTCGCTCGCTTCCAAATATAGGAGGGGAGCGACACTGACAAACGAGAATGGGTTTATTGCGGCCTCACAGCGCATTGCGTTAGGCGTTGCTGACGGAATAGAAAGTGACATCGCCGTCTGCGCAAAGACCGCGTGCTCGATATTGAATATCGGCACGGAGAGCACGGAAGCCTTTCTTGTGTCAAAGGTGTTCGGCAGGACATCAATGGAGCGAACCACCAGTTATCTGAAAAACTTTGCGGAGGACATGGTGCGTATGTGCAAGGCTGGCGTATTGATGAAATACACCGACTCGCAGCTCATGTCCGCAATACGTACTGGATATAAAGACCCGTACACCACGTCCGTAATCACGAAGGCAAGAAAGGAGGATATAAACATCGCCACGCCTTCATACGGCAAGGGCGTATTTCATTCGGCGTATCAGAACATCGTCCGCAACGCGCGACAAATGGTAGCCGTCGCATGGGGTAGAGCTGAACAGCAGTACGGCAAGGAACATGGGGCGATAGGCTACTATATCTTTCGAGGAAGTTCGTATCCGTGCGCGCACTGCGATGATGAGACAACGTATCTGCACCACTTCGGAGACCCGTTCCCGCCACTGCACTACAGGTGCGTTTGCTATGTTAAATTTGTTTACAAAAAAGAGGAGGAGTAATTATGTCAGAATACACATTGTCTGCCTATATGTACAAGTTGAAAAAGCAGTACAACATGGCGGATATTTCATATCTTATATATGCCGACCTGCGTGCGGCAGGGTGGGGTAAAGGCGACGCTTGGAATGTAGCCTTCCAAGGCCAGGGCCTAAACTGGGCCAAAGCCGAACTGCTTCGCGAGATTGAGAAGCTCGAAGCACTCGACTCAGTTCAGGCGCGCATCGCGGATGTACAGGGCACAAACTCGCCAAGGAACGACGAGATAACCGCAGAGGAACTTGCAAAGGAAACTTCAAAGGAATCCATTCTGCGCAAGCTGGTAGCTGCTGAAAAGAAAGCCAAGAAAGGCTCTCCTGACTGGCTGAAGATTGTGTCGCTTGAGGCGGACTATAACAAAATCAAGCAGGATGAGATAGATGTGGAGAACAATACAGTTCACTACTATGTACCAATCAACTATCCCACTTCGTGCAAAAATTGCCTTCTTTATAAAAACAAGAAAGATAAATAAATACAGGAATAGCCTTGCAGTAATCTCTTTGCTGCAAGGCTATTCCTGTTTCTACTTGTACTTCTTGCCGGCAACCTTTTCAAGCGTCGCCATGAACGTTTCTTCAATCAAACTGTCATTGAAGGTCGGCAGAAAAACCTCTTCTGGAAGTGCCTTTCTTTCTGCCGTCTCCATGATGATACGCAGGCCCATTTCGAGAGCATACTTATCTTCGATGATTTTAATGATACACTCTTCCATAACTATCTCTGTTTACTCTTCTTTCTTTGCAGGCAGGTCGTCCTTGATAAAGCTGTATTCCTGCGTCTCTTCCGCGCTCTTCATGTTGGATATGAGGAAGTGCTCCGCAAGGTCTGCTTCCGTGATGCCGTATGTCTCGTAGATAACTCCGCTTGGCGTGCGCTTCTTGTAGAACTTGCAGGAGTTCCACATCACTCTGCCAAACTTCTGCTGTGACGGTATCTCCTTTTCCTCAAGATTGTTATCCTCACAGAACTGTCTGAAGCTGTCGTACAGCGTCTTGGCGTTTATCCAAACTGGTATCTCGCCCTTCGTTCCCTTGTCACAGCGTATCTCATACGCCTTGAGCCATGCCAGCACGGGCTGTGTGCCGAGATATGAAAGGATAAGCTGCTTGCGCGAACCTTCCGCAGACGGAAACTGAAACTTGCGCTCTCTCAACATACGCTCGCCTTTAAGAACCCAGTTGAACACACCTGAAAGCTCCTCCTTGATAATCTCCGCAGCAAGACGAGGGTTCTGCTTCTCTTTCGGGATGGTAACGTCAAAGCTGACGTACTGCAAGCGTCGGATAAAGCCGAGGGTAACATCCTCGGGGAACGGAAGCTCGTTGAGATTGAAGATGAGGTATGGAAGGCTCTTTGACTCCAGTACGTTCTCGCCCAGCTTTCTGTACGGTACGGGCTCTCCGCTCACAAGCCTCTTGAACATGCCCGTATTCTTGCGTCCGAACTTCTTCGGGTCTGAGTCGGAAGACCAGTTGAAGATGGCGTTACGGATAGGGTAGCGCCCTCTCATGCCCTCGTCACCGTCAGCGGTAAGTTCCGCATAGTCCATTTTTGATATGCGGTCTTTGCCGAACAGGGCGCACATAACCTCGAATATCACACTCTTTCCGTTTGCTCCGCTACCGATAAGCATAAGGCACAGCTCTATTTTGTCGGACATCTTTCCCTCATACGGGTTGTATGCGTCGCCGCGCTGCACCAAGCCGAGTCCCATGAACATCTGCAAGATGTCACGCGAGTCCTTGTCGGGCAGCACATCAAGCAGGAATCTCTCCCATTTCTTGCACTTCGCTTTCGGATCGAAGTTGTACGGATGATAGTAAGTCACATGATAATGCGGAGAGAATGGCATCGCCGTAGGAGCCACACGCGCAAGACCGAAGTCAACAACACCGTTGGCGAACGCCACAACGTCGAACTGCGGAACAAGCACGTTGTAGTTCTTGATGGTGTCGATGAACGACTCTTTTCTGATTGTGGAACGACCGAGCACGGGTGCTATGAACAAGTCCTCCATAAGCAACTGGTAAGCCTGCTCCACAACAATCGGCTCCACCACCTCGTATATCTTTCCGTTGAACGTATAGAACGCTCCTGCAAAATATTTTACAGGGCAGTCCTTGGCAAGTTCCCTGATACTCTTGCAAAAGCCCACCAGGAGCCTGTTCCAGCTCTCGCTGTTTACCTTACCCCAGTCTGTTCTGTACATACCAAAGCCGTACTTCGCGTCTGCACTCAACGCCTTCAACTGCCCGTACAGCGAATCTATCGCCTCACCACTACTTCTTTTCATTCTTCCTTCTCCTTGTGTTTTTCTCTAATTGTGACATCACCTCGCGTCTTTCTGACCCTGCCGCCGTGCAGATAGACGAAAGCCTTTGCACCCTCTTCGCAATACACTTCCACCTCCGCATTGTCGTACATGTTGATAAACGCTCTCGCAAGGCCGTTTACAAATACAGTCGCCTCGCAGTCATGCCTTACATATATGTCGCCGCAGCTCTTGCCAGAGTAGGTCAGTCCTGCGACGCACTCTCCGTTTAATATCACCGTCGGCTTGTCGTCCGCAATCACGTTCTCGTCCACGTACACGCCGTGGTCGTGAATGACATCTCCGAACTCCTTCCGTATCACTTCGCATGACGGAAAGTTGTGTTCTATGCAGAAGTCAATGCCTCTGACAAACTTCTCGACAAGCTCGTCTTTCGACGTGCCGTCGGCCCATTCGTCAGTCCATTGCTGGCACAGACCCAAGCCGACTGCCTGCGACTTCATCTTAGCCGAAAGCTTCTCTACTTTTCCACCCATAGCTGTTCGTTGTCATGCTTTGTGTTTCGTTCTATATACTCGCTCATGGCTTTCATCTTTGCTGTCTGATACTCCGCATCACCAACGACGGTAGTATCAACGAACATGCCGGTAAAGATAGCCTCTGCGTTCTTGCCTTCCGTTCCGTGAGTGCGCCAATCGCCCTTCTCGTCACGAACCATGCCGAGCGCGTCGATTGCCTCGAACATCGTTGTGCCGATACCGAACTCCACCTTCCATCCGCCGCCGACCGTTTCGACACAAATGTACGGAAGCGAGCCTCGTGTCAGATGCTTGCGGACATCCTCACGGATACCTTCCTTGTCGCGGAGTTCCTTCAACTCCTGCTTGCTTAGACTGCGCGACTTCTTTGTAACCACAAAATTGCCGCAATATAACTTCTTTCCAAAATCCATATCTATACTTATTTAGTTAAACAATGTTTTTATCTTCTTTAAAGGCACTTCCTTCGCCCGTATTCGCATATCAACGTTGCGTCGCACTTGTTGTCATCCGCGCTTTTGTCCTTGCTCGTACGCCTAAAATCTTCGGTCGGGAACAATCGTCTTGCGGCATTGATGGATGTGGCCTTGGTGTTAGTGCTTTTCTTTTCGCCGCTGTTCTTGACAACCTTATCATGGTTTATCCAAATCTCCTTCTGCCAAGTCTTCGGAGGTACAAGATGATAGGGTATCTCAAGCGCAATCAACAGACCTTGCAGTAATCCGAACGTTTCTCCGAACGAGAACGTGGACTTTGCCGACGAACCGAAGATGGCGTGTATCTCCTCCATACAGCACACGCAATTTTCCTCACACACCGTCTTGATGTTTTTCAGAAACAGCGCAATATCGTGATAATCGCGGTCCTGCAAGGAGCAATACTCACGCGTGCCGTCAGGGTGCATTACTGCTATGAAACCCTTTGAGCCAGGGTCTATGCCGATGTATGTCTTGTTTGCCATATTATTTTACTCCTGTTGAATTAAAACCGTTGTCGCCACGCTTCTTGTCGCCATTTTCTTTGTCGTCGTTTTCTTCTTTCTTGATAACGCCGCTCACAAGCTCCGTATTCGGTATCTCCACAATGCGCATCTGTGCTATCTTTGTGCCGGCAGGGATAATAATCTTATTTGACAGATAGCTGCCTATTCCAAAGGTTTTTACGATTGCCGTAACCTCGCCAGTGTAACCGCTGTCTATCAAGCCGATTTTCACGTCGGCATCAATGCGGACATCGACAAACTCTCCTTTGAAGTGCTCTCTTCGGGCGTACAAGCCCTTGGAAGACATACCGCTTCTTGGCTGTATCACCGCAGCGAGGTGTTTCGGGAGCTGTATCTTGAAGCCGAGAGGTATCACACATCGGTTCCAATCGTACACCTTCACGTCTTCCTTTGTGAACACATCATAAGCTGCATCGACACCAAATGCTTTTTCGGGCATCCTGCCGCCACAAAGTTCTATTACTATCTTCTCTCTTTCCATTTTGTTTTCGTTTATTATTTTTTACCGTTCCACTTTACAAACTCCTCGCAAGCCTCATCTTCGCCCATAACGAACGTGTAGAGGTCTTTGGCGAGGCAATAGGGTGCGCTGTCTGCATCCTCGTCTGCAAACATCACGCAGTCCTTGCACTTGTATTTGCATTTATCTGTCATGTGTTTATAGTTTAGCCAAATATTTAAAAATAAGAGGTGTGCTAATAAAAACCGCGATGTCTCCAGGAACTGTGCAGTCAGCATATATTTCGTAGGCGCTGCTCAACCTTGTATATTCTCTTTGTACGCTTAGATGAAATGGAGTTGGGATGGGAATGCGACTAAACCACTCCGCATTGCCAAGATCCTCGCCGCACTTATGCAAGAACCAGCCATCCTTGACTTTGGTTATTTCTTCGTTCAAAAAGAAGATGCCACCTCTCTTGATTTGCCCGAGTGCAAATAAGTACCTGTTGCCGGCAGCCTCATCCCACAATGTTTGTGGGGGCGAGCTGCTTAATTCCTCTACTGTCTTTCCCATATCCAATACGTTACTCGAAAATATCGGCGTTCAATGTATGGTTTATAGCAGCGAACAATTTGTCACGCACATCTTCGCGTGACCATTCCACTTTTTCAGCGACTTCTCCAATGGTCACACATGCGAAAGCGGTGAGGGCTTCCATGATTTCCAATGGTGTTGCACCGTCTATTGCATCTTTCGCCTTAATCATCCCTTGCATCAGGGGAAGTTCCTTTCCAAAATTTCTCATATCTTCATCTCCTTTCTTAATCATACGCTTTGTTTTTAATTATATCTATAATATTCTGCTCTTTAATTTTGAGAAAGTGATATAAATCGATTCTCTGAGCGCTTTTTACGCAGTGAAATTTGCTAAAATCAACTCCACAACAGTCTATTGTTAGAGTTATTACTTGGTCTACGTAGTTTTCGTCTGGAGCTTTGAATGATGCCAAAAACCGCTTGTATTCAAAGCTTATCTCTTCAACCATTCCGCAAACCATACCATCGTATTGGAAGACTCCGTTTTCAAAGTTTTCCCTTTCCTGACCTTCGAGGTTTTCGATGAAATATGACGCGGGCGCGATAAACAGAGTCCCTTTATGACATTTCATAAGCTATTTATTTTTGTAAAATTCTATTATTGTATACACAAGAATCGCAATATATACGGCAAGCAACACATATAGAGGAATAACTGTTCCGCCTCCGTAATGAGTTTGCGGTAGTGCTATTGGGATGTATGGGATATATGTAATCATAAGCTATTTATTTTTTGTTATTCATCATACGAAAAGCTCTGTCGGCCATAATACTTTGTGGGTTATGAAAAAGGAGAAAATAGAAATTGCCATGTTCTTTTGTGTGAACCGTATGCAATCCACAATCCTTAATAAAACCATCATCACCAATGCAAGGATCCAACAACTCGCGAATTGCGCTATTGCAGCTTGGTTGAACTATAATAACGCCACCCGTTTCTCGAAGTTCTTCAAGTTTCTTCCACTGAGCTTCGATATTTTCGTCTCCATAGAACAAATCATAACCATAAGGTTCTGTGATTTCTCTATCAATGCACATTCCCAAAGGAATCACAATTACTATAATCGGTTTCATAAGCTATATCCTTCTGCAATTAAACCCCCAAAATAATACAAAAGCACACCGTAAACTTTCATTTCCGCTTCCGAAAGTTGCTTAAAACACCCAAAGTCACAGTCCTTATTTACGTAAGCCCTAATTTGAGGTGCAAACCTTATTTGCTTAACTGCTATTGTATATTCCGATTTGTGTGGAAAAACAGAATCCATATCCTCAATAACCGAGCATATAACCATTCCGTCCTCTCTGACTTCCGCATAACTTTCTATTTGCTGCTTTAGCTTTCCGACGGAATTATTTAGAAAAAACTCTATGGGCGCAAGGTAAATGTCACCAAGTTTTAATTTCTCATTTTTATCCATAAGCTATTCCTCCTTGTCTTTAATTTCTATAAAATCACCGACTCCCAAACGAGCGTTGTTGATGCAATTACATATCCAACCCATAAGGTATGCCTGGTGCTCATTTCTGCCGTTATACATCCTTTCCAAATCGCACGCATCGTTGATAGACGACAAAACATGAAATGCCTCATGGCAGATATTTTTCATAGTCATATCGCTCTTCTTTGGAAAGACAACGAGATTACCGAAGTATTTCCCTGCCTTACTCATACATTCGTCATAAACCATACCTCCGTAGTTTCCTTCGCTCATAGGCTCGCCGTTGTGAACAAGAGGTTCGCCTTTCATGTTAGTAAAGCATTTGTCTATTTCTTCTTCCGATGTATTGTACATCACCCAAAGTTTCCTTGGGTAAATCTGCGGTGTATATTCGTAATATCCTTTCTTCTTCATTCTCAATTATTTATTGTTATACTTGTGTCCGCAGTGGTACATATTGCAGACATCACACTTGTAGACGGTCATTCCCAGCTCAATGAGCTTCGGGTGTGTCTTTAGAAACTCCCACGCCTCATCCTCGGTATCGTAGCCAACCTTCTGCTTCCACGAGTTCCCCTTGCGAGTCCAGTGCCTTGCGTCGGGATGCAGGGTGGAGTAGGGTGCCTTGTTGCGGTATCTGTTTTTGCTCATATCCATTTTACGGTTGTTTCTCCGTTATAACCTTTCTGCCATACAAACCATGCGTAGCTGACTGCACTACCGCCACCATTGCGCATTGCAGCGAACTTGCCGTTCTTTGCGCACAGCACTCTCTTTGAGAATTGCAGTACATACTTAGGCGGCGTGTTCTTATAGAGCCTCTCGTAGCGTTTCTGACCTTCCAGGAATGTTGTCTTGAGAAACATCACACACAAACCTCCGTCGGGAAGCAAGTCAAGCGAGTGCTGCACGAATTCCAGCGCGTACTTGTAGGGTGGGTTCGTCAGTATGCACTCGCAGCCGTCGGGTATCGTATCCGCTTTAAATAAGTCCTGCACACCGCCGTAGCCTCGGTCTATAAGGTCGGTACTCACGACATCGTGCCCGAACTCAATAAGACGCTCTGACAAGCATCCAGTACCACAAGCGCACTCCCAAATCTTCTTCGGCAGCTCGAAGTTGCGGACAAGTCTGCCAATCGCAACAGGGCTCGTAGCGTAGAAATCGTGCTCCTCACGCTCCTTGTCCGTGTGATTGCTCGCACCGATTGTTATGAAGGTGCTCTTGCCGTTTCCGTTCCAGTCCTTAGTCATTTTTTGTGCATTTCATTGTTGAACTCTCTTTGTAATATCCGTTCGATATTCGCAGGCGACCCATACCAGTCATACTTCTCCTCGGCCGGAGCATTTTCTGCTGCCTCAATGGAGTTTTTGAGTGCTTCACACGCCTCTTTGTCCGAAAGCCCCATGTTTCTTGTAGCACTAAAGAATAGTTTGGCAAATGCTTCTATTGCGCTTTCCTCGGGGTCTAAAACAATCTTCGCCATATCACTTCCTTGTTTTATCAAGTTCCATAATTGTAAGTATCGCATAGTTCGCAAGGTCAAGCAGGGAGTCTTTCATACTCTCTCCCTTCACCTTCGCTTCGTCAGACATCAGCGACTTCACGCGCTTCAACTTCTCTGCCATGTGTCCGTAGGCGTATGTCATGCCGCACTCCTTAAACAGCTCCGCAAAACTATTGCCGTAGTCGTGATTTTTAGCCTTGAAGGTGTCGTACATACCGTTGGTAATGTCGCGGAACGCATCGGCATCTCCAGTTGGCTGTTCAGTAAACGCGGAAAGCTTTGAAAGAACGTCAATCGGATCAAGGGAACATCCGTAATGCTCCATACGGTATTTTTCCCGCCGCTACGACTGCCACCACGAATAAAGTTGTACGCCCAGTTGTTCTTCGGGTTCTCCGTGCTGAAAATAGGGTGTAAATTAGCGTCGATGGCACGTCTTCCGCGTTGCATCACGTCGCCCAGGGATATGTAGAGCGGTTTCTTTCCGAGCGCATCGCTGCGAACCTTGATGTACTCGCCGACCCATGCGCAATGCGGGTCTTTCTTGTCGGCGAAGCTTATCAGCTTCGGACCGCCGCACACCTCGAAAAGCGGTACTTGGAGCGTTACATAGTTTTTGTCTCCGTGCGGAGTTTTCAGCGTTGTCAGATACTGGGTGGATTCACACATATCCGTGGCAACACAAAAGCTCGCCACTTGATACTTCCTCCTGATTATATCGTTGGGCATCCTAAACTTCAAGCCCTCCTTAATGTCCTCTCTGTTAATCATTGTTACTACTCCTTTCTTTGAACGGCACCCATATCTCCTCCATCTCGCGCAGCGCAAGCTCGTAGGCGTTTCTGTCTTTGTTTGTGGGGTTAGACTGCGTAAATGAGCGTGCACATGAGGCGGCGGAACGTGATGGCCGCGTTGTAGTATTTCTGAGCGTACTGCCCAAAGTTATCGAGGTGAAGCCTTTCCGAACCGCGAGGCAGCATTTCCACTTTTATCGGACGCTCCAGCCACTTAGCATCAGTCGGATCGCCGTTGTTCAATTCTCTTTTCAGGTCGTACGCCTCATCCTTCCATCCGCTCAACGCGCCATCCAACAAAGCTCTATCAGCGCACTCTGTCTTTGGCTTTGGGCATTTCAGCAGACGCTGCAAATCATCCAATAACTCCTTTTTCATACCTTGTTCTTGTTTTTACCTTCTTGTTTCTTTGTAATGTCTGACATATAGTCGTATATCATTCTCGTTATGCCGTTGCACCAGTCGTCAACAAACGGGTCTGCTTGCAGAAGCGGCAACTCCTTGAAGTCACTCTTGAACCAATTGGAGAACTGCAACAAGACATGGCGCATCGTAGCCACATCCGCTGCATTGTCCATCGCTCCATCAAGATTTCGCAAAGCTCTTTCCGATAACTCGCGCAAATTGTGATACCCGTAGAGTATTCGTCTATTTTTATTTTTTTTCTTCATTTAAACCATTATTTTAAGATAACCTATAGCCTCATCCATTTGCATAGCAAACGCGCCGTCTCTACCTTCGATTGTAAAAACAATCTGGTCCTCAGACTCATCCCATCCAAGGATTGTTCCGTGCATAGGGCCACCGATTGTATCACACCAGAAATCCTGTCCGGCGTTAACATCTTCCGCCGTCATCTTTCTGAACTTTAAGTAATACGCTTTACCATCCTCTGTAATTCCCGACTCTATAATTAACATTCGTTATAAAATTCATACAACAAGTATGGGAACATAAAGGAAATTCCCAATACTGTAAAACCAGCAGACAGCGATTTTGCAAAAGCCAATATCGTGACGCCTGAAAAAGCCAGTAAAACTCCCAATATCATCAGAATTTTTAGCCGCTTGCGCCATCTGTTGCGCTTATCCCTCTCCCTCTTTTCCTCCTCCTACTCTTTTTCAAGTCTTTCCATGAGGTTTTCCATTCCGTTTCCCATACTTTTACAATTAATTTTGCTACTTTTGCATCTGATAAAACCAGACTGTAGAGACGGTCAATTCCGATTAACCGAAAATGAACGATTAATGTAGGTTCCAAATGCAGCCAAATCCCCGATAAACACGGGGTTTGTGTAGGTAGTGTATGATAAGGTTCTCAACCCCTATCCTCACATGCCTCTGAAACGAAGGTACAAAATAAGTTCTACAATCATACACAAACTCCCGTAAATACGAGGTTTTTGGTGCATTTTTATCCTACATCGAGTGTATAATAAATATACATAGCTATTCGGCGACAGACAGACGTTCCACTTCCCGGTTTCGACCGCCAGGAAGTTAATAAAACTGAATATACATAAATATACAAGTTTACAGTTTTTAACAAATGAGAACATAAGTTTACACAAAGCCAAAAATCGGAAGAAAAAATTTTTAAAAGAGGTGACTATAGCACCAAATAGTCAATTCTCAGGGGGGTGCACCCTGTTTTCTTTATATTATATGCAATAATATAACGTTAATAAGTGTTAAACGCACATTTTATGTTTCACGCTTGCCTAATATTATATAAAATTGTAACCGCTTGAAAATCAGTACATTATACATTTATATTAATTTCTAATGTGTATAAATATAATGTTTCACGACTTGTTAAACATATTTAAATTCAGCTTGTTTCTAAATTTGTTAAACGTAAATTAACCAAATATTGTGCTATATTGTAAGAATTAACCGTTGTTAAAATGTATAACACGCTGAAAATCAGTTAGTTATAACAATGTTATATATGTTAATATATTTGCTTTTAGTCGAAAATTGTCGTACCTTTGTAGTGTCGAAAGGGAGAAACACCCACGGCGGCGCACAGGGCGAAGGTAATAACCCTGTGGCGTGGCGGTCTTTAAAATAGTGATACACTAAAGCGGTGCAGCCTACCAACGTAGACCACACCGCCAGCAACTAAAGCGTGGAACGCTCTAATTTATTCACCAATACAAAATTAGTCGTTTCCTTTGGTTGCTGCAAAGACTTTAGAAGTAATTAGAATTTATTCACCAATTTAAATATATAGAATTATGAAAGCAACTAAAGTAGAAAACAGAGTAAGCGAACAAATCAACACAATCGAAAACGCTCAGAAGTTGGCAAAGGAACAGGAAAACCCTAGTTACACAAAGATGTTTTTGCCGTGGGTGGAAGAGGTAGCAGAAGACGAAGCAAAAGAACTTGCAAGCCGTCTAAAAGAAGTTTTAGACGACGCAAACGAAAGCGACGACCGCTACAGGCATCTGAAAACCGACTATGAGAAGGCTAAAGAACGCTTCGAGGCTTACCAGTTGGCAACCGCCAACACCGACAAACTAACGCTCAAGGCGTTCAAAAAAGCGGTTGCGGTTGCGGTTGCAGAAGTCGCAGAGAGAACCAACACGGCGGCGTGGTTCAACTATCGCAGCCTGTATGGTCTTGGACTCCTTGACAAGCTGCCTAACATGGTAAACACTACCAACAGAGTTAACTCCTTTGTTGTCAAGGCGTTCACATTCATGCAGCAGTATGCGAAACGCTCTAATGAGTTGACACGCAAAGAACGTGCACTCAACGCAGCCGTTGCAAAGTTCGGCATAACAAAGGAACAAGCCGAGCAAATGTATCTCGCCGGATTGCTTAAGCTTTAAGCCGGCGCCAAACATATCCAAGTGGAGCGGCAAACAGCCGCCCCACCTGCATTTTTCTTGCAATTCGTTTTGAGTTGCAAGCGGTTCTTTGTGTCCTTATTTTTCCCCACCGTTTTTCTCTGTTTTCTTATTTTCCCACACGTTTTTAGATACCTCATCGTGGTGTGTGGGTGTTCCTCGTTGTGCTTTTTTCTGCGCAACGTGCCAAAATCTAAAAGCAATCGATCTACAGATTTATTTAAATAAATGGTGATACGTGTCGGACGTGTCACGCCCTTTGTTATGGGATTTTGCAAGCGAGATTTTTCCTGTAAGGAAATAGACGGGAGTTTCTCGAACTGCAAAATTTGAAACTTTGGGAGTTATTCATAATTCATATTCTAACGTGTCACGAGCGTGCGAGCTGGTTACTCGCTAAATCGTCTGCAACGTGGTGGTTGCAGTGAGCTATATGCAAAAGGGCATACCAAAAAGAAATGCAGTTCCCTGTCAGCTGCAAAGAAACAGGGCGTAACGGATGCGTAAAATCCGCGAGATGTGAGCCGTGAGTAAGGACAATAAAGACAAACACGGTGCCAAGATGCACGTCTCAGGCAAATAGGGCAGTCCTTGCGGCTGCTCTACTACAAACCAATTAAAATTAGAATTATGAAAGAAGTACATTACATTTGGATAGCTTTTGAGAGTTCAACGGGTTCGTCTAAATCGATACTTTTACGTAACGGTTGTTTTTCTCTCGATGGTGCAAAGAAATTCATAAAATCTTTGCGCCCAAAAACTCTTTATGAGAATAGACCAACTTTCTTGAAGGACTGTGTAAAAATAACATTGACCGCACAGAATATTGTCTCGTCTAACACTCTCTACAGAAGAACTATTAATATTGTAGCCTAAAATCTCCCTACGCTTGTAGGGAACAATAACCAATAAATTTAGGATTATGACATTAAAGACATTCAAAGTGCTCGACGCAATCAATCGTGAGGGATTGGATAACACTCAGTGGAATATCTACATGCACCTCGAACCTGTGAATACAGGAGAGTTTTACGGAACGAACGAAAACCGCACGCTGTCCGCAGGCGTTTGGATAGCCGTGTACAAGAAGCGTGGCGATACGCTCTATTATTTCCGTTGGCTCAAGCCCGATTTGTGCCTTGATATACTCGAGGACACGGAGCTGTTGTTCTTCAACGTGAGCGATTAGCCTAAAATGGTAGCCGACAGGCTACCAACTATTAACCAATAAAATTCTATGATTATGAAGAAAAGACAGATTATCTATTCAAGTACGATAATTGTGCTTGGAATTATTCAGCTGCTCCCGTGCGTGTTGCTTGTAAGCGGTACGATAATTGGAAATGTGCTTGGAATTTTCTACGCTCTGTTTGTGTGGTATCTTTGGACGAGTACGAAAAATGGTCGTTGGTTCAGCGTTGAGCTGTACCGCAGTACGCTGCGCTTGGAAAAATTTCTGCTCGGCTGCAACGTGGAGAGTGATTAGTACGAAAATTGTGCTTGGAAACTTTCAGCCTAAATGCTGCCCTGCTATGTGGGGCAGTACGATAAATCAACCTTACAGAATTATGAGACAGATAGAAATGCGCAGAGTCAAGCGTGGCGAGTTTTTCCGCTTGGCAAATTCGGAGTCCGCTCCCGTTTGGGTGCGTGACGAGTACAACAGAAGTTCCAAAAAATTCGAGGCGTACAAGTACGACAATGTGAATTATTGGAGCGAGTTCAAAGGTTCACGCCTTGTTTATGTGGATTTTGTGTTCTGAAAAATTCAGCCTAAAAAACTGCCTGCAAATTAGGCAGTACGATAAATAACTAATAAAAACAAATGAATTATGGCAACACGAAGAGTTAAGTGCGAGGGTTCTCTGTTCATGGAGAGCGTATTCGCGAAGATGCAGGAAATCTACACACACGTTGAGTTCCTTGGTTACGACGGCAAATTCCTGACCGTGGCTTACATTGTCTAAAACCCTGTGCGCAATCATGCGCACGGACTATTAACCAATAAATTACAGAATTATGACAGAAAAAAGACTCACAGAGGCGAGAAGACTCGCAGAGAAAATTCTCCCTAAGGTTCAGAAGATGCAGCGTGATATGTATTTTAACAATCATGTAGGCATGTGCATTGAGTTTTACTCCTCCGGCTACAGCTTTTATGTAGATGTTTGCAGCACGAGCGACAAGAAGGGCGATAGCAGGGATTTCTGCGTCGTGACTTTCAGATTTTACGATTTTTACGATGCAGAGGAGAACGACGAAACGTTCGAGCGTCTTGCGGAGTACGTAAAAGAGAAGTCCGCAGCCTAAAAATCCCCACGATTGTGGGGTCTATTAACCAACCAAATCACATAATTATGAATACAGAGAAAAATTTTGTAGTGCTTGAGTTTTACCCGAGTTTCACACCGAAAGTCGTGCGTGAGTTTGCAACCCGTGAGGACGCAGTGAAGTTTGCGGAGCTTATGAAGAAGAGCGAGACAGGCAGACATACCTACGCCGTATTTTCACGCATCGAGCCGTAGAGCCTAAAATCGGGCGGTACGATAATGTGCCGTCTGCCATTAACCAAACAGAATTATTATGACACAGAATTATTTCGTGTTCCCTCCTTTCGAGGTGTACACAGGCGAACAACTTACAAAAGAAGTCAAACAGAGTTTAATTGCCCGTGGTTTGAAATGCGTTGCGGTTGTCTTCAACTGCGAGAGTTACGAAGATTTCGAGCGCAAATACTTCGGCAGATAGCCTAAACAGCGGAGATACAACTCCGCTACTATTAACCAAATAAATCACAGAATTATGCTAAGAGACAGAAATTGCGACAAGAATTTTGAACGTTCGTTGATGTATCAGATAAACAAGGCAAAGATTGCAGCTCGCAAGATGCACAACGCACGTATGACCGACTACAATGATCCGAAATCTGAAAATGATTTTCACGACGCTATGGTTGAGATTGTAGCCATTGCTTATCACGATTGAGCCTGAACAACCCGTTACGTTTTGTCACGGGTTCATTTTATCAACCATTTAAAATTTTAGGATTATGAAAAAGAACCCACGAGATTACAAAGTGAACGGCAAAATGTATGCTTACATCCTTGACTCCATCTCTTCCGATGATGCAGATGTAGAGTCTATGTCCGACAAGGAGCGCATTGAGTTTGCGCTTGACACGTTCTATGTAGAGAAATTTAAAGATGACAGACGCAGAATGTCCGCTCTTGATTTGCTGACTGAATGGATTGCCGGTCTTTGCTCCACCGTGAACGTAGCCTTTACCAACTATGACATTGCCAAGGTTGGCACGGAGTGGGGTTATTGCAGAACAGACGCAAGAACCTCGCAGTTTGTACGTACATGGTTTGAGCGCATCGCCAATGGTATTCTGCGCCTTGCAAAGATTTACGGCGTGGATATGAGCCGTTTCCGTCGCTAATGCCTTAAAATCCTGCGTGACGATTGCACGCAGGAACAATTACAAACCAACAAAAATAAGATTATGAAGAAAAGAACTTACAAGACGCTCGCCGGCTTACTTAGAGCAAACGGCGAGCAGCAGTTTACAATGAGCGACTTTTTATGCGGACAAATCTACGATAATAAGCATTATAAATGGCGTCCGTTCGAGCTTACCGACAACGCTCTGCGTGAGCTGTCTGACGGCTTCTGTCAAGCGCTGGGCTGTCAGAAAAGAAAGTACGACGAGGTATTCCACAACATGAAGTACGGCAAAATCGAGAGACGTGGCATACTTTCCCGTCTGTGGGTTGAGCTGCGTGGCAACAAGCCGAGCTTTACCTACTGCGTAGGATGTGACGGAGGTTATGAATATCCGCTTGTCAAGAGAATCCTGTATCGTGGTTATTGAGCCTCAACAAATCTGTGCAGCCTATCTGCACAGAACAACGTTTAACCCATTAAATATTATAATTATGATAACAGATTACTACACAGCCGTACACTGGCTTAAAAATGCGTTCATCCTCTGTAACGAGATTGTAGAGAATGACGAATCAGTGATTGAAAATATCGAGTATCCAGAGTGGACAAATGACAATGAAGACGGCAGGGACGGAATCGAGATATTTCAGTGGTTCCTCACTAACATGAGCTACGAAGATAAGGAATGGATGCAGAAGAATTTCCCTGACCTCATCTTCTCTTACTCAGACAAGCTCGACTTGTGGATTCTTTGCGTAGATCATTTCGGAACGATGTGGAAGGGAGTTTCCACGACTACCAACTGCAAGAATGCAGCAAAGGCAAGCCAGCTGCCGTAGCCTAAATCAATCCTCACTATCACGGGTGGGGATTTCTATTAACCAAATTTTATGATTATGACGAGAGAAGAATTTATCGAAAAGTGCAACCATGTTGTTCGCAACTACAGAAACGTAGAGGAGTTTAACAAGTGTATCAACCAAAAACTCGACTCTGGCTGCATTGACTTGGATAAAGTTCCGCAGGATTACACTCCAGCCTTTTGGGCTGTAGGTGCAATGTTTCAGCGGTCAGCCGACCAGTGTATTTACGGAAGTGCTTACGAAGAACGTCGCAGAAGAGACCGCAGAGAAGCTAAAAATATTGCGAAGTTCATTCCGTTGTGGTATTGATAAGCCTAAAAGACTCTCCCTTGTGGAGAGTGCAAGTATAACCTAAAAACAAAGAATTATGGAAAAGAATATTGTAGAAGTTGTTATGAACAACAAAGGCGAGGTTGTCGAGAAGGTAGCCGACTACATCGGTGTTTTCAGTTTCGCTAAAACGATAGAAGCTCTTTATCGTGAGTGTCTTGAAGACTGCGACAACCCAGAGGATATAGAGGAATACATTGCCGATTTGTACGGCAAGAATATCCAGTCTCTTGCGCGGGATTTTGCTCTTGAATCAAATAGAGACTTGAAGGAATATCTTCACATGAACAATCATAGTATGCCTGGAAATTTCGCAGACATCGAGGACGATTATCCCGCTCATATTACGGGTACACGTTGGCCTTCTGAGTATGCCGGAGATGATTACTTCCGTCTGTTTCCTCAAATGGTTGCTCGTTTGGATTCCGCAGAGGACAGCGAGAGAGCGGACGAGGACGATTACGACTGGGAGGAGGTTGACTCCTGCTGGGGGTATTATTGTGACGAGGACGAGCTGATAAAGAAGGTAATCGAAGAACACCAATTACAGCCGAGCGTTGCAGCCTAAATCGAGGGAGGCATATCTCCCTCACAAAAACCAAATTATTGTGATTATGAAAGACAACAAGTATTTCTGCTACACCATCGACAATAGCGGTGAGCGTGGCTTTCAGAGAATTGACAAAGAGTATGCAATCCAGCTGAACAATATGGGTCGGTGGTTTTACAAACTTCCCTTTAAGGTTGTGAACTCCCTCCCGAAAGCGTTGAGATGGAAACATCATCTTCGGGATTAGCCTAAACGGACAGCTTGCGAGCTGTCACAATAACCAAAAGCAAACGATTATGAGAAAGAATTGCAAATGTTACCTGTTTTATGTAAACTTCGGCGCTACAACGTTCTATCACGAGCTGACTCCCGAAGAAGCACGCCAAAAGATGCACGAGTATGCAAGGGAATACCGTCAGGTGTCCGTTCATGTTTTAAAGAATCCGTCCACACGTCTTGTTGGAGTCGAAGCAGAAGATAGGGTGTCGCTCGACATCATTTAGCCTAAACGCCTGTGTAATGCAGGCTCTACAAACCATTAAGCAACAATTATTATGACAAAAGATTTTGAATTATTGAAGAAACCTACAGATGTAATCTACAACGGCATCCGTACAAGCATTGAGTCCTATCGTATATATCGCCCATCATGGGCGTATGAAGGCACGGACGAGGAAGCGGAAGCTACCCTGCGTGACTTCTACGACTCTATGGGCACGCACTTCTATGAGCTTAATGTCGCGCAGATGACTCCTGACATGGTAGACTGGGAATACGACTATGTGCGTATAGACACGAGCGACATTCCCGATTATGTCCGTGACCTCAACGAGATTGTAAGCCTTACGGATGTTGATGTTCCCCGTGACATCTACGATTTGAGCCGTGACGAGCTTGTTTCCCTACGCAATCAAATCTGTATCGGCTCAGACTATTACCCAGACTTCAACAATGACCAGTTCGTTCCTCGTGACGAGGTGATGAGTGAGTCGGAGGACTTTCTTAGGCATCAAATTGAGGAGTACGGAGAAGTTGGATGTGACGAGCATCTGACGGCGGAAGAATTTGCGGATTATTTCTGCGGAGTAGCCTAAAGCGAAGGGAGCAATCCCTTCGGCAAGTTTAACCAAAATTACAGAAATTATGAAGTATTATGTTTCAATTACAGAAACGCTCAATAAAATTGTGAGCGTAGAAGCGAATAGCGTAGAGGAGGCGGTAAATAAAGTTACAGAAAAGTATCATGCCGACGAAATAACACTCACCTCTAAGGATTATATCGACGGCATGGTAGAAGTCGAGGAGGAGCAGGACTACTATCGAACTATTGATGCTATGCGCCACATCTACGAGCACGTGGATTAGCCTAAAATCAGAGGACTCGCTCCTCTGTCTATTAACCAAAGATTTATAGATATGAAATTAAAAGTCGGAATGAAAGTGTACTGTTGTTTATGCAGCATAACACAGGAACACACAATCACGCATTTATTTGAAGACAGAGGTTTTGCAGGCATAGACAACGATTTCTATTGGCCTATAGATCAGTGTTTTCCTTGTGAAGAAGTGACATTGCCTAAAAAGCGCAGCTAAGGACTGCGCACATTAACCAAAACATAAGAATTATGAACAACGTAAGATTTATTCCAGGACAATATGAATGGCATCTCGTTGATGAGAAAGACAACGTGCTTCTCAACATTCCTGATGATTTCATTTACGATTGCGAGACAAAGGCTGATTTGGATTTCGTTATAGGAGACATTCCAAGACAGGCATTGCAAGCAGTCGAAGAAGGAGAAGAACTCTATGGATGTGACGTAAACAAATACGTCAGCGACATAGATGATGAATGCGTAACCAAGCTAATGATAGATACCCTATCAGAATACCTCGGGTTTACAGCCTAAAAGCCGTCTGAAGACGGCACTACAAACCAAAACTTTAAGAATTATGTATGTATCAGAATTATCGAGAGAACAACTTGTAGAGTTAAAATCCACCATGCTCGAAGCCATACTCGGCTACGAGCCGTCATACGGAGAGCTTGTCATTGCTGACGAGCTTGTGTCTGACGAGCAGGTGGAAGAGGAGTACGGAGGCGTATGTTTCACGCCCGACGACTTCTGGTGTTAACCTACGGCAGCGCAGCCTGAAAAGGCGTGCCGGAAGACCATATTTATTTCAACAGTAGTAACAGATCACGAGTCTCCCACTGACGCGAGTGGACTCGTGATCTCCACAACTGTTTCACATCAGCATCGTACAGATATGCGCCGAGGTCTTCGGCACGCCACATTTATTAACCAAAATCATTAAGAGTATGACATGCAACGAGATTATCAATGAAGTTGAGAATGGTGCGAAGTTCACTATCAACTTCCAAAACAGAACATGTAGAGTGAACGGAGAGGTTGTTGTTAGCGAGGAAATCGCAGCAAGAGACTGGAAACAACATGGTAGTTTGCCTTTGTCTGTTGCGTTGAACGGAATAGAAAAGGCATACAGGAATTATAAGCACTCCGTTCCTTCTGAGCGTTCCGAGTCACACAGACGTTGCTACTTTAAGGCTTTGTCTGAGAAAGAACTCTCAGACGAAGATATGATGTATGGTGAGCAACGTGAGGTGGCGAGATGCAAGTTAGAACTCAGATTGCTTACATACATCATCCAAGGCTACATTACTTGGCAGAAGGAATGGGGCAGCTGGTTCTACCAATCTCCCAACGACAAGGACTTGATTATCCTGCGCTCATGGGTTGAACCAAGCAAATCGTAGCATTTGGTAGCATTTGGTAGCAGATGGTAGCATTTGGTAGCATTTGGTAGCATTTGGTAGCATTTGCTATAAACCGCCTAAATCAGAGTGGGATGCAAATCTCACTCACATTTTTAACCAACATTATTTAACATTAAAAACAAAAGAATTATGAAAAGAAATGTAATGATTTCAGGTGAGTTCACTATCAACGAGGTAGCAAACGCTAACGGCGCAGGTCAGCAGAAACCCAACAAGAAGTCGGCACAGGCACGTATCGAAGCTCTCAAGGCTGCGGGCGTGGATGTTTCCAACTACTTCCCTATGGGCGAAGAGATGATTGTCCGTGTCAAGGACGGCGTTCCGACACAGGTACTTGACGACGACCCTGTTTTCTCTCGCATCATGGAAGGACGCTACATCGCACACGGCAAGCTCTATCGCCGTTGGGTTATGGCACAGATGTTCCACATGCTCCGAGAGATGAACGAGGGCAAGTGGGATTCTCCCAACTTCACGGAGGTCTTGCAGAACCGCGGATACGAGTATTCGTGGAAGATGGTCGAGCAGGAGTTGCTCGCGCAGTATAAGATGCTCAAGCACGGCGACACAGAGTCGTTTGGCGAGCGCAACCGCTGGTTCGACAAGGACGTTGTGACTGAAATGGCAGAGGACTACCTCGACCATCTCCGCAAGGTTGTTGGGGAAATCAAGGAACGCAAATGCCGTGGTCGCCTCTACAAGCGCATCTTCGGCAAGAATGTGTTCTCTGACGAGATTGAGAATGTGGTGTTCGCTCCGATTGCATGGGCTATCAGAGCAATCAGTGACTCCAAGTCCGCATATCAGCTCTACAAGGCTGTCGCAGCGTTCAACCGTGACCGTCACAATCTCCGTTGGCAGACCAAGCAGTCAAAGGCGTTCACCGATGCCTACAAGGGTTCTGGTGCGTACTTCACGATGAAGAACCTCATCCTGTTCCACGGCGCACGCTTCAACGGCTGCACCACGGAAAAGCAGTCGCTCGCACGCATGGAAAATCTCGCCTCGAACCTCGAAGGTTGGGAACTCCTCGGTGCAATGAAGCAGCTCATCAAGGACTCTGGCATCTCTGTCGAAAAGAAGATTGCCGAGTGGAAGAAACAGCCTGCATCTAAGAAGTAGTACGCAGCCAAGAAGGAATTGCCGTTCCGTCTGCGGTGGCTCGGCATCATTTATGAAAGCTTCGCAGAAGAAGGGCCCTTACCTGCCTTTCGGTCAGGGACCTTCAGTGTAAAGCTTTGAAATCACACGCTTACAGACAGGCACCCGTCCGTGAGCCGCAGACAAGCCTAAACCACAAGTGGTTACACATCGTAACCGCTTGACTTATTTACAAACCATTAAATAACAATAGAATTATGAAAGAAGATAAGATTTTAGAGATGTTTTTCGCCCCCGAACGCTGGCAGTATGCAATCGCCAAAGGTGTTGTCAAGGACATATCCAAGGGCGTGCTCTATAAGCTCACCAAACCCGAGGCGCGCGCACTCATGTATCAGCGCATCCGTGACGGCAAGTACAAGATAATGCCGCCACATACAGCGCAGATACCGAAGGACAACGGCGAGTTCCGTACTGTATATGTGAACGAGCCTGCCGACCGAGTGTTGCTCTCCATCGCCAACGACCTTCTCTTCGAGCTTATGCCCGAGATGGTTCATCCGAGCTGTCGCTCGTATCAGAAAGGTATCGGCTGCGGTAAGGTGGTACAGGAGGTTTCACGCCGTATGTGTGCGTTGCAGACCCCCGATGTGCTCGGCTTTAAGTCCGACCTGTCGAAGTATTTTGACAGCGTTCCGTTGGAGTTCGTTGACGCAGCCTTCGACAAGGTGGAGGAAAAGTACGGACACTCGGCTCTGATAGATGTCCTTCGCGACTACTATCACTCCGACCTGTACTTCACTCCCGAAGGTGAGCTGCACGAGAAGTATCAGTCGTTGAAGCAGGGTTGCTCCGTAGCCTCGTGGCTCGCAGACGTAATCCTGTATCATATCGACGAGAGACTATCGCAGCTCGAAGGCTATTACGCCCGCTACTCCGACGATATGCTTTATGTCGGTAGTGACTACGTCAAGACGATGCACATCCTTACCGAGGAGCTTGGCAATATGCAGATGAAGCTCAACCCGAAGAAGGTGGAGTATCTTGACGCAAACCACTGGTTCAAGTTCCTCGGCTATTCAATCAAGGGCAGCAGCATATCGCTTTCCTCTACACGCATCAAGACGTTTCAGAAGGAGATAGAGTCGTGTTCGTGCTGTAGACGGGGTGCAACGCTCACTACATCGGTAAACATGATTAACCGATACCTCTACAAGGGTTATGACGGTCACTCATGGGCAACGCAGGTTCTCCCGATAATCAACGTAAAGGAGGACATCGACACGCTGTCTACGTTCATTCTTGACGCTCTGCGTGCTACCGCAACCGGCAAGCGACGCATCGGAGGTCTTGGTTTTGCCAAGGAGCAGAAGGTGGGATGTATCTCACGAGGACGAGGAAAGAATGTCACAACTAACAGAGCTAAGACACCCGAGCGTATTGACGGCTTCATGTCGCTCGGTCTCATGCGCAACGCATTGCTGACCTCGCGAGCTGCATACGACACGCTTGTAGCCAATCTCTGACAAACGCCTAAAAACGGATGCAGCCCAAACGCTGCATCCACAACAAAACCTATATGAATTTCCGAGAACACGGAACTGCGCAGAGCAGGACGCCACATTTATATACCCGCCTCAAAGATACGGGATTTCCTCTGGACAATCCAGAGTGTATCCCGTATCCTAAGGCTGGTACAATCAAAACCTTACAGAAATGTTCCACGGCGTAATGCCTGTGCAAGGCGGCGCACACCGCCCTCGGCTTGAAGAATGGCATCCGTTTAGCGCTCAGGTTGCTAACGATGACGACGTCTGTGCGAACAAACAGACGTCGTCATCGAGAAACCTGACCTACATCACTCGTTTATATCCATGTGCCACAGCCATCGTTCAAGCCCACTCACGTCAGCGCAGACGTTCGTCTTCCCCGAAGGAGTACATTTGCTACACCAAGCTTACACGCGGCGCTTGGATGTTCATACACCCCGCTCGCCGCGTGCTTCGCTTGAGTTCGACCAAAATCTTACAGCCATGCGCCACACTCCTTGTGGAAGACAAACTATTGCAAGCCTAAATCGGGCGCGATGGGGAGACAACGTTTATATCCCAGTACATAAGGGCTGGGTTGGTGCCGGTTGCAACAACCGGCGCACCCAGCCCCACTACTGGGCTAAATCAAACACCTACAGCAATGCACCCGTCTCCAATCGTGCCCACAATACAACCAACGGAATTTTGCGGTTCCTTATGACGTGCCGTGCAGCCGACTTTAATGATACCGGCTTCGTATCATCCGCCGTCCACCAGGTTGACACCTGGCTCCCTGCCGATTTCTCAGCCGGTACATATCAAATCCTTACAGTCACGCAACACGGCTACAGGCACGTCATTACTTTAAAAAGTGCTGCATTTATTCGTGAAATAGCGATAAAATCACTACCTTTGCATTATAAACCAATCGCAAACCAATCACGAACCAATCAGCAATGTTTGCCTTAACGACCTCGTATTGTAGAGGTCGCTATTAACCAATAAAATAGATAAAATTATGGCAGTAACAAAATTTGTAAGAGCGCAGGACATTCTCAAGGAGAAAGGGTTCAAAGCGCCACCGTTCGACACGGCGGGATTTCAGAACGCAGTCGTGGAGTTCTTCCAGAAGAACGATGTGTCTGCGAAATTAGCCATATTCGGAGTTCGTTTCGTGGATTATGAAGGTACGCCCAAATGTGGATTTTCAGATTGTTCACAATACAGCTCCAGCGAAACATGGAGCGACGGAAGGAAATCCTTCCATTACGACCTTCCTGACTATTTGGATTGTCGCTTTGGTTATAGTGCCACTACAGGCTTCAGTACCCCGTTTTTTATCGTGGACGAGCCGTATCTGACCAATGCCGTAGCCCTTCTTAAAATGGCAGGGTTCATTGTTGGAAGAAAACGCAGAGTTTTAGGAGTGCCAACTTACGACATCACCCTCGTCTAAACATTAACCAAGCCCTACGCAACACGGTCAAGCGATATGAAATGCCCAACAATAAGAAACAGGAGAATGTGGATAACATTCGCAAGGACTTTGCAAAGCGGGTCTACGACCTCTATATCAATGCCGCCAACGGAAAGATTGATACCTACGACAAGTTTCTGACTTGTTTGGAGTGGCTTGAAATAGACTACTCCGACGCATTGTCCCCGTACGGAATATACGAAGACCTGTGTCCTGACGACTTCGATTTGGTGAAAATGGCGATAGAGGAGGGCACACCCCTCAAGGACTTCGCCTATCAATGGTTGAACATATACAACATCATTGAGTTCGCCAAAGTGGATACAAGTTCGCTCGTGCCTCCCGTATCCGATAATCAGCCAAGTGACAACGCCTAAAACAGACCCTCGCCGAGGGTCGCAATTTAACCATTTAATTCATTAATTATTGTAAAACCACTGCGCCCATACCGAAGTAATATTATAAATAATATTAACTTTGCGTTGCAGGCGCACTAAATTTCAAGAATTATGACACAGCTACTTAGCACAAGACGCTGGATGGACCTGCTCACTCCCGAGCAGCAGAAAACCTACTCCAGCGCAATCCGAAAAGGTTACTTTGCGACTTATGACGGCTATCGTTGGCGTCACGAGTTCTATGGTGCTTTCATCTGGAAACACCCTGGACGCGTGAAGGTCATTGATAAATTCAAGCAGGTTATCGGTCGCGCACCATTGTGGGAGGACATTACGGACGACAATCTGCGAGACGTGAAGGAAGAGCTGGACGCTTCCTATGCGCCGAACTCCGTGCGCACAATATGCGCAGAGATTAACGCAATCATCCGTGAGAACGCAGAGTCGAAAGACATTCCTTCCATGTCCTACGCGCGCGTGCTGCGTGCAAAGAAGGTGGTGGTACAGTCCGTGTTTCTCACCGACGAGGAGATACGCAAGATACACGAGTATCGCCCTAAGACTGTGCGCAGACGGCATTCAAAGCGCATCTTCATGCTTGAATGCCTTTGCGGAGCACGTTTCTCCGACTGCCTGCGCCTCTCGCCCGTAAACCTCTCTTCTGATGGTCGTACCCTGACTTATGTATCAAAGAAGACCAACCATGAGGTGACGGTTCCCGTGCACCCGTGGCTAAGGGAGTATCTCGTTCCGTCTTCACCTATCGAACCGCAGTCACTTGCAGTTCCTTCCTACAACGACGCGATACGTTTCTTCTGCCAGTCATGCGGTATCGACCAGCAGGTCAAGGTATATCAGGCAGGTCGCGAACAGACAGGCCCGAAGTGGAAGTTCGTGTCAACGCATACGGGTAGACGCTCGTTCGCAACCAACCTGTCGTTGAAGAACGTACCGTTGGAGCAGATAGCGTTGATGATGGGTCACTTCACGGGCAACGCCCCCGATGTTTCCATGACGCAGCGATACATCGTGACGCGACTCCAGCTGTCGCCAGCAGCGTTCCAGGCGTTTATGATTCCTGGTTCCGAAAGAGCGGCGGCAGAGAACGAGGCTTACAACAACCCGACAAACGATTTTGACGACTTCGACGACTTCGATATTCCCGAGGACGAACAGCTCGTTATCCCCGAGAGACCGCAGACCGAAGCATCGTAAACACATGACGCACTATAATGCCTAAACATGGTGGGGATTTGCTTTTCCCACCAACCGATTTTACTAACATTATTAACATTCATAAAAGTTCACTAATTATGAAAAAGCTATTACATGGCAGCCTTATTACATTGGGGCTTACATTGCCGCTATCGTGCTCCGTGTGCCCTATAGGGCCTTCCAAAAGCCACGCCGACAGCAGCCTTTATTTTAACGACCAAGTAAAATTAGGCGATACCGCGGTAAACCTTGTCAAGTCGGGCGTTTTAACACCTGACATTGAATCTTCAAACCTGTTTCACCTTACAAGCAATTCTTTCGCAGGTGTAAACTTTCGTCAAAATATCGTTGCCACAAGGAACGGTATTGTAAATGGGCTGTTTTATTTCAGCGACAATTATAATGACGAATCTAAATATCAAAACGAACTGAAAACCTTGTTCGAAAATATTGGTAAGACATACAACAAGCAGACAAAAGATACTACTTACATGGTAAGTGGTAGTATGCTTGATGCTTATGTTCACGAATACGAATGGGAGTCTCCAACAAAAAAAATCTCTCTTTTCCTAAACAAAAAAGAAATGGGATTGTCGGCGAGTGCATACGACATTCAGCTGTATATAACCATACAAGACAGTATTGTCAAGAAATATGGTTTCTCTCATCTCTTTAATCGCGAGCCTTAATCTCGCATCATCTAAAAGACTCTGGTAGACACTGCGAGGATTAACTGACATACCTTGCAAGGTCCCAACAAAACCAACCTCAGCCCTCGACATCACGGTTAAGTCAAATATATGGAAACGGGTTTTTATGAATGTCAAAAACATACAAGCTATTGGAGGAAGAAAGCCATTGATGCAATGCCTTGGGCTTCTAAGGTCGTTGCAGTCGTAGATGGTTATCTTGGCTTTGAGTCTTGGGATGATTACGAGATTTGGAGGAATCAGAAATAAAAAAAGCCCGACCTAAGCCGGGCTACGCAAGACTTTTACGTCTCGAATCTACGATAGTAGAAATTAGCTCTTTGAGAGCGTTTAAATCCACAATTCCGAAGAATTGACCGTCAACGGAAAATATTTTTATTTCAATTCCATAAAGGTTCGATTAAAGTTTCTCCGAAGACGATTGCAAATTTAAGAAATGTATTTAGAGCCTTATAACTAACCATAACTTACTATGACTAACTAACCATAAAGTCTTGATTTTCAATACTCTTTGATTTTTAACACTTTCTGAGTGCTTTTTGGCAGTTCCCG